TTTGTTTTTATAATAAGCACCTAATGTGAGGTTGAATACTTCTGATTCTAAATAAACATAACAGTTGAAATTTGTATCGTAATAATATATGGCTCCGTGAACTACTAAAACAAACTTGAAAAGAGCTGTCATATGATATAATATAAAATCTTCTATCATATCCTGTTTAGTGTTCTTTTCTTTTGTGGGCTTAACTAAAGCACCTATTTTATTAAGTCGTTTCCGTGCATCTGAACCCAAAATAATAGTATCATTTCTGTAAAGCTCTAACCATTTTTCAGGATATTTCGCCCACTGCTTATAATACCTATCATCATACTGACTTATGTTTTTTAAAAATTCCTCATTTTTTTCAAATAAAACCATAACAGGCATAATATTATGCCTGATATAGTCGTATGTACTAGATCTACTTATTTTATCCCAGTCCCTATTGGTAGATCCGCTTATAAAGTTTTCGTACTCTGTCCAGTCTCTTATAATTTTCTTAAAAGCACTATTATCGAAAACAAAGTCCTCTTTTATCTGTATTTTGTTATCTAATTCTTTTATATCTTCCTCTTTATTGAATTTAAGGCAAAAATGATCTAGGTCTATATTTGACATGTATAAATCTGTACAATGCATTAAATCCACGCAATTGTAATCAGATTTTAAAGGTTTATAACCTATAGAGGGTGCCATAGCTATAAACCTATTACTTGAAAATATTTCTATTTCTATACCTGTTTCTATAAAAAGTTTTTTCTGCGGATACACATTATTAGATGTTAAAAAGATGTGATAACCACCAGAAACGGTTTGTTCTGATAAAGCTAATATTATATCTCTATCTATTTTTAAAGTATCTACTAAATAATCTACTACATCGTCAAAAACTTCTTTACCCTTAACCGGGTCTTTTTTACAATCTATATCGATAACTATAATTTTTTTATCCGTTATCGATATTCCCGTACCTTTTTTTAATATAAAACCTACCAGCGGGTACGGCACAGTAGAAGGTTTTAAAATAGCTTTTTTGGCCATAACCCGGTTACACACCATCGACGAAGGCTCTGTAAAATCTTTAGCTTCTTGGATAGGTATTTTCATTACCTTACCTTTTTTATCCTTTTTATTTATAGCAAATAAATAATCAAATTTCAGCATTTTTTGTAACAATAAAAAATTAGTTAAGTCTATAGTAGTTATGCCCGCCATGTGTTTATTACCCCTTTTTTACTTTCTCTGCCCATTCATAATAGTCATATTTATCAGCCCAGCCGTTACTATCACCTATATTAAAAACGTCGTGAGGATCAGCTATTTCTGGTTCAGCCAAATGACTAACTAGCTGCTGCTCTGTTATATCTTTCTCCATACATTCTTTTAATTTTGAAACTATAGAGTTAATATCATCTACAGAGATATCTGTTACATTTATTTCGAAAGCTATTTCATCATGTATAGTAGCTACTAATTTTACTTTACTTATATCGAGTGAACCGTCTATGTAACTGTCATAGATCCTATTAAGAGCCATTTTAGTTACGTCAGCTGCAGTACCTTGTATCGGCGTATTTCTAGCTTTTCTTTCATCAGAATATTTAAGAAAATCGTCTTTACTATTTATTCTATACAAAGGTCTACGATAACCTAACATCGTTTCTACGTAACCGGTATCCTCAGCGAATTTTACAATGTTTTCCGCAAAATCCTCCATACCTGGATACGCATGGGACAAAGAATCTATCCTTTGTTGACAGGTTTTTTTAGGTAAATAAATACCACTCTCTTTATATTTAGTTTGTAAAGCAGCTCCACCTCCTCCATACGAGGCTGTAAAGTAAATAGGCTTGGCAGGGTTTCTATACTCTTTACTGACCTTACTACCGTCTGTCAAATCGATATCCAGACCGAATGCACTTTTCGCAGTAAAGCTGTGCATATCCCAGCCCTTTTTAATGATATTTATCATAGTATCATCTTTAAATAATTCCGCTGCAATCCTAACTTCTTGTGCGGCGTAATCTATCAATACTAATATGTTTCCAGGGGCTGGCTGATACAGATTTCTTACTTTCAGTTTATCATTAGCTACGTTAGGTATGTTCTGGGCATTAGGTTTTGAACTGTTAAACCGGCTAGTTTCTGTATACATGAAATAATTGCTATGGATTCTTTTAGTAACTATATTTAAATGTTTAAGTCTCCCATCTATATGTGAGTTTATCATAGTGCCGTTTTTCTGTACTACCGATATAGCATTTAATAAAACTATTAAATCATCTTTGAAGGGGTGCGGCTCACCTAAATCTTTTTTCATAGTTTTATAAGTCTCTCCGCAATACAATTCTTTCTTGTTAGTTAGATTGTTCTCTAACATGTGGATCATATCTGATATGGATTCAGCGTCCAAAGAAGGTTCACCGGTTTTTCCTGATACGTTAGATACAGGACAATTTAATAATCTGAATAACAGATCTTTTACCACCTTAGTTTTACCGGTCTTACCTACTTTATCTTTACCGTCTAAAGTAAATTTTCTACCATGTTTAGCAGCTATGTATATAATTTTTTCTTTAGCTTCCAGCTGTTCATATAAGGCTTTATTTTTCCTTGAATCTGCATCTAATGTATTATAGTATAATCCGTTATACTCCATCAAACCAATTGATTTTATCGCAGGCATTTCTACGTTATGTAAAAATTCCCAGTAATTTTTATAAGGTCTAGGACCTATATGCATACCGTTGCATAGTTCAGGTATTTTTATATCTTCTAAAAGTTTTTTATATACCTTAAACAGTTTTAAAGCCTGTATAGTATCGTCAGCTACATAATCAGCTGATACTTCTATATCAGTGTCATTGAAATGACCTTCACCCACAGTATCAGAGAATTCTAACATAGTGTGGTTGAAATGTTCTAACGCCATGGTTTTCAGGCCTAACCCTTTAAGGATAAACCCGTTATCTAAAAGATTAGGTTTTTCTATCTGTCGATATCTCACTATCATATGCATAGGATCAGCGACATTTTTAAACAGAGAACCAAATCTAAAACACTGTTTCTGTTCGAAAGCTAGGTTGTAAGCTATTTTAGTTATGTCTTTGTCTTTGAAAATATCATGAAAAATTTCAAAGACTTCTTTACCTGTTATGTCTATATTTTTTCCTACTTTATGTGTTATCGGCACCACATAAGATATAGTTTCATCGAAACAAAAAGCTATAGTGGTTATATCCGATTTATGTGGGTCTAAAGCTGCTTTCGGGAATTCCCTGAATCGTTCTAAAGGGCTAGTTTCTAAATCAAAAGAAAAAACTGTACCTCTGTTTTCTAAAACTTCTAGTAATCTTTTTTTAGTATAAATTATTTCTCGTTTTACCATGAGTTCCACTCCCCTATAATATATTGTTCAAAAACCATGTTTTTACACTAGCTTTCAGACCTTTTAATAAATACATAGTAGATACAGTCCCCTGATATACCAGATATTCATTATCACTTAATTTTTTTACGGCTAATATATTTTCCACCGATACTTTACCTGTTTTTCTTACTTTTATGTGTCCGTAGAGATCATCATATATTTTTATATAATAAGTTCCTCCATTTCTTAAAACATCAAAATCGTTTATTTTAGTATATTCTTGATGTAAAAAATAAACCTCCTGTTTCGAGAAAAAATTTAAGGCCGAATCTCTCACCTCTTCTATGAATTCTAAATCTATGTAAGATTTAACGTACTCGGCTAACGGTACTGCGTCTTTTAGTTGGACTTCATTGGTAGACTTTAAAGGAATTTCATTAGCTTTTTCGTCTAATTCAATAGGTTTAACTCTGTAACATATTACATCTAAACTACGATTATCAGCCATCTCATCGTTTTTCTTTCTTACATAAGCAGTAGCTGTTTTTTTATTACTGAAAATAAAAATATCAGGTTCTTTTATATTGCCACCCATTACCGAAAATAATTTCATCTTAAATCTCCTTTATAATACTTTTTAACTCTTTGTCAGTTTACTTATAGTATAAATATTACAAATATTAACTATTATCGTCGCTATATTAACACATACAAGTAATTTCTCTGTAATTGTCATTTAATCCTCCTCAAATCTGTTTTTAAATTTTTTAAGGTTTCTTTTAGATAACCCGCTAGATTTATTTTTAAATTTTTCTTTTTTTCTTCTTTTCTTTTCTCTGATAACATCCGTTTTTGTATTAAAATGATTTACTAATTCACTTCTTAATTTTATGAATTTATTCAAAACTTTCTTAAAGTAAACCTGGTCATTTTTAGACAATTCATTTTCGTGTATAACGTCTTTTAATATCTCAGTAGCTAAAATTATGTCGTAAACGATAGAGCTTTCCTGTTTAGTCAAGAACCATAGATCTCGTCCTTCAGTAAATACTCCTAAATCTATTTCCTTAGCTTTTTTCTCATAAAGATCAGTAATAAATTTACGTTGAGTGTCTGGAAAAACTTTATTTTCGTAAGCAGCTATTCTATTGGACATGTTTTTTATCCAAGTATAATTTTTATCGTAAAATTTTCTTATAATATTATACGAAACATTATTATCAGAATCTCCTCTTACTTCTTTTAATTTATCCTCAGCACCTTTTTTATACCTATTAAAAACACTATCAGGTAAGTATGAAAATATTTCTTTATTAAACTCACCCACAAAGTAACAAACTGCTACTAAAATGTTAGTGTAGACACCATCAATTATATTGATAGTATCTACAGTAGATAATTCTTGAGTTACCTTTGCTTTTTCTAGAAATACTTTCTTTTGTACTTTTTTAGTTAACTTAGATTTATTTTTTCGTTTTCTTTTCTCAGAGTCCAACTTTCTGACCATGGTTACTCCTCTAGACCGAAGAATTGATATCTATTACACCTGCTACACATAGTTTCTCTGCCTTTATGTCTGCATACATTACATAATTTACTAGACAAGACTTTAATAAGCTTATTTCTTTTTACTATTTCCTGCAGTAATCTCCTGTTCTCCAGTCTTAAATTAGTTTCCTTCATTTAAAGCCTCCAAAATTTTAGCTTTTAATCTTTGCGCCAGCATATTAGCCGACTTAGTAACACTATCCCCGTCAAATATATCATCTATAAACAGACCGAAACCAATTTCACATAAACACGATAGACTATAAAAAGCCTCTACGGGTTGTACTCTGTTACAATCTATGTTCTCGATATCAACTATAAGTTCCTTGTTAGTTTTTGTAGAATCCTTTATAGTTAAAACTATGTTATCCTCTTCTTTTTCCACTAAAATCAGTCCTCCAGTTTTTTAAAATACAGTATTTTTACTAATGTTTTAGATAGCATTTCCTCTATTCTTATTACATTTTTTAAATCAGCTTCTAAATCACCTTTCTTAACTTTTATAAATTCAGTTTTAATATTTGTAGTCACTAAATAAGTATTTATTTCAATTTCTTCTTTTTCTTCTATTTTTTTACTTTCTTCTATCTGTTTAATTTCTTCTATCTGTTTAATTTCTTCTAGCACGTCATGGATTATTTTTTTACTTTCTTCTAACATTTTAACCATCCTCCTTAGATTCAGTAGTAATTTCCTGGACCATGTTAGACTACTTTAAACTCATAGCCATAATTTCATTATCTTTTATTTCATCGAAATTATCCGCTTTATCTAAATCATGCCTAAAATCATCAAACCTCGCATACAGCAAGCTTTTATTACCATGCTTATCTTCTGATATACCGTTGCATTTTACATCAACTAATGTGTATAAATAACTAGCCTGATTATCCCATATCTTTTTTCTTAGTGCATCACTTACGCCAGCTGCTGCTGTTTTAACTATACCGTCATAGGATTCCAGAATAAGGGAACCTAAATTATGTTTATATTTATTTTTACCTTCTTTGTAACCTACTATTTTAAGTGTGCATTTCATTTCTAATTTCATTTTCACCTGATAGCTAGGTTTCCCATCCTTCCATTTACCGTCGAAAGTTTTCAGAACTGCTCCCTCTTCTCCTCTTACTAGGTAATCTTTAAAAACTTTCATAGCTTCTTCTTTTGAATTAACTATCTCGTACCCTGTCTGAATTATAGATCCTCTAGTGTTAACTGCGTTTAATGTATCTTCTAGCAGCTTCAATCTACTCTGTCTATCAGAAATACCTTTTTTCAGAAGAAACTCATCCAAGGGTATTACATCCCAAGCTATTATATATAACTTATCTTCCACAGATCCCGTTGTCATCTGATAATTATTATAAAAATCTTTATAAGTTTCTCCGCTTCCATCCTCATTAGTTTCTATTAAACTAGCTATTATTCCATTAGCTGTTTTTCTTTCAAAACCTTCTAACATTAACTCACCGTTTAAAACCATGTCCTGCCCTACATGTTTTCGTAATCTCTTTAACACGTTTAGAAGCGGACCTTCTATAGTTTGTAGATGACCTGACCTGCTCTGCAAGAAAGGTTTTTCTGTTATATAAGCGTTTGTATACATTCCGTCGTTTTTTACCTCGCAATAAGCGGGATATTTAAAATTCTGTATTAATTTTTTAGTGTAAGACTTGCAGCCCATATAAGGAGCTAAGAAAATCTCGTCATACAGCTCAACAACATTGTTGTATCCTTTAGCACCTATACCTAGTTTAAGTGCGTTACACACTATTTTTTCAGCTATATCGTTATTTTCAGGTAATAAATTTACAAACTTTTTTATACTGGCTATATTATTATCAGTTATTTCCATAGTATTCATAAACTGCAACACATGATCTAAATCTTCGAATTTAGTAAAACAGTGACTATCTACTTTTTTGTATCGTTTTTCTCCTATCCCTGTTACTATCAAAGGGTTTAGTATAAATTTAAGTAAAGACACAAAACTACTGTTTGTCTTATGTTTTGATATAAAACCCTCCTTATTTTTTGATCCTTTAAGTTCTTTTAATTCTTTTAACATTTGCAATCTTTTCATTAACGCCTCCTATTTTTTCTTCTACTTTTTTTCTGTATTTTTTCTTTAGATTTCTTTTTACTAGATCTTCTGTTTTTAACTATTTTTACACCGTCCCTGAAATAGCTTACTTCTTTAGTTAAATCCTCAACAGAGCCGTGAACAGCTTCTAAATCCTTTAAAGACTCTTTTAAATTACCTACTATATTTTCGGCGGTTTTAGTGCACTCACGCCCTGACGCAAATTTTCTGATTTTTATTTTATCTTGATCCATTAATCTACTACCTCCTCTATTTTTATTCCGTAAATCTCTCCTTCCTTATGACCTTCTTCAAAACCTTCATTGTTTTCTATACACATCTCTACCTGATTTTTAGGTATATCTAACTCATCGTAAGCATTTTGAACCTGTTTAGGAGTGTTGAGAACCATTAGTTCCGTACCGGTCATGGTTTTCTTTTCTTCTGCAAACTTCTTAGCTAAACCAGAAGAAAAACCCAAGCAGTAGCTAAAGATGAAACCCTTATTGTTACCGGGCCTGAACAGAGAATTAAACCGGGCTTTATCATAAGATTTTTTAGCTGTTTTTCTAATGTAAGGTATCAGAATCTCTAACATCTGATCTACTATCTTTATATGTGTTTCTAGTCCGATTAAACAAGGTTTATTTTTTTCTTACCAGAAACTGACTGATAAACTACCTTACATTTAAAATTTTCAGATAAAACCCGTACTAAGGTTAGTACCCAGCTATCTGGTTTGAAAGAATACTTATCGAGAACTGCAGTTAGGACCTCTGCGTTTAACTCTTCCAGGTCCTTATCTGATATGTCATGAGCTAACATAAGTTTCTGCGCTAACGCAGCTGCCGCCATAACCTCAGTTTCAGGAGAACCATTTTCTATAGTCTTGTTTAATAGATTTTTTATCTTTTTGGCTACTTTCGCTTTACTCATTTGAACCTCCTATTTCTTTTAATATATAATATCTACCTTGTGAAAAACTGTAAAACTGGTTAGGGTTCAGTATACCCCGTTTACAGTTTTTCAAAGCTTCTTCGCAGGCTTTCTTTAAAGATTCTAAATCAATTGTGCCTTCGATTCTTTTAATAAGTATGTCGTTATATCCCGGACCTGTGACCATAAAATCGAATACTAACATATCATAAACACTCCTTTTATAACTTAAAATAAGTTACGTACACTTTTAGTATATACAGTATATCATATAAAAAGTTTTATGTATACACTTTTTTTAACTTTTTTTAACTTTTCACTTACCTAATTCAGTAACTAAAAAAAGAATTTTGTACTTTTAGGTAACTGACCTATCGATAAAAGTATACAAAAATTCTTTTTAAAATTTAATCTTACTCACATGTGTCTTTTTCTCCGCAGCATTCGCAGCATATTTCTTTATCGCAACTGCTGTAGATAGCTGCTACGGGTTCTATATTTTTTCCACAACATTTACATTCCATGCTAACCTCCTTTGTACTCTCGCCTGATATCGTTACATATATCACTATAATTAATAGGTATACTACAAACCATGGTATCTTACGGTTATCTATCATTTTCTTTAGAATTTCTTCTCTTTAGACTTTCTTCTCTCTGTGCTCTCCAATCTTTTGCACAAAAGTTACCAGGCAAAAACATCTTTGTGCCATAAATTTCTTCTTTAAAATTATAAAATTTTATAAACTCGATTCTAAGTTCCTCCGAAGTATCTTCAGATAAAAGAAGTTCGTCGGTTTCTTTATCTAAAACCAGCTCCACAAATTTACCTCCATTTATATGATATCTACCCATTATCATCACCTCCACTAATAACAGGGTTTTCGTAATCTAACAGTGCTTTAATTTCTCCACATCTACATACAGGTAGACCGCATCCGCAGTCGTAGTCGTCCATTCCATGATCTTCAGCAGCTGCTCCTATATTCTCTTCATGCTCTTCGCTGTCTGTACTATACATTATTATACCTCCTTATTAAACTAACTGTTAACTACTGTCTTAATTTCGATCCTATAAAGATTTTAGTAGTACCATATACCTACGAAATCGTAGGTATATGGTCAGAAAAGTACTTCATGGAAATTTTTTCGAGGTGCCTCAAATCGCTATACCCACCCTTTGTGTACGTTACATTGAGCTCCTCCACAGGAGTGATTATCTCAGTAGCAGGATCTACATGTACTGCTATTTTATTCACTACATCATAATAGTAATACCCATATCCTAACTTTTTCACCGACGTGATTGCAGCTTGCTTATTAGCGGCTATTTTTACAAGGTTACTGTCTGGTATTTTATGGAAGGGTTTCTTTAAACGATTGAGTATATCGGAGTCAGTCGTTAACCTGCTGCTTTCTTCTTTGTGAATAATATAATCAAATAGATACGTCTGTAACTCAGAGTCAAGCACAAATGTATCATCCCACATATCATATCCGTCAGCGTAGTCATCCGCACCGAATAGATCCCCCATAAATCCTGGCATACTGTACTCAGGAGTACTTAGGAGTACTCCCGCAAGGTACCAAACTTCCATAACGCCTTTATACGTATGGTCGTCCTATATATAGACGTTGTAATCTTCTTCATTTTGATACTCACCGTCGTAATATAATACATACTGTATAATCAAAGTGTTTTGTGTTATTGCCTTCTTGATTCTTCTTTTAAGTCTGTTTCTTTTTACCTATGATAACTTTACCTCCTCAGTATTATAAATCTAAAATTCTGTACTTAGAATCTACGTAAAATTTAGAACCTAAAAGTTCAAACAAGTGTAATGTTATTGGGTAACAATCGTAGATACTGTTAGGTATGTGGTCTATATGTACTACAGCGATAATGTTGTCTTTTCTCACTTTTTTGAACATATTAGTTATGTATTCAACTTCTTTTTCATCATCTATGTCCATCATCTATGTCCACACTTGTTATGTCATAGTTAGATAAACATGTCTCAACCATGCTTTTCTGTCCTGCCATCCTATCCTGGGCAAAAGGTATACCCGTTTTTTTCTTTTAATATATCAATTAATTTGTAATCCATATCGATTTTGATAATTTCCTTTTTCGATTCACGTATTAAATATATCGAATTCCTAATATAATGCTGCATCCTACGAGTTTCAAGATTTACAGCCACTTGCGTCCAATCTTCGTCAAACCTCTGTTCTAATATCTTTGTATTTTTCATCTCTTTACCTCCATTTTATAGTATTAATTCTATAAACTTTCAGCTTTTATTATATACAGCTCAGCTCTTTCAGCTGCTGTACTTGACAATGCTTTTCTTCTGAAATCATCCTCTCCTTTTACTGCAGCTGCCCATAGTTCCGATTCTTCCAGATGTGTTTTAGCTATAGCTATCAATCTAGTAGCCTCGTTTCTCTGACCTTCATACTTTTTCTCTAATGCCTCGATTCTGTTATCCATTATTATACCTCCTAAGGCTATCTCTTCAGTACAAGGAGCCAACCCTTGCAGACTGCCGCAGCGGTTTCGAAATTTTAGTAATCTATAAAAGTATTAAACATTCTTTTATACGCTTCAGCTAGCTTATCATGATTATGTTTAACAAAATCCATTACGTTGCATGGAAGGTATGTCATATTTAGTTAACATGGCTACCTCCTTTAATTTCTGTAATATTTATGGTTAGGGTACAGCCCTTGTACCCTAACCCTTTACCTGTTACCCGTTACAAACATAATCAGGTAAGTCTGTTATATTCCTTTAATTCAGCACCCTTGATCTGTGCTGCGAACCAGTTAAGCTCTTGGATACTTTCTTTTACGTAGTACTCTTTACACTCTATATCATACTCTGAATAATCATTCTCTATAGCTTCTATGTAATCAGATAATACATGTATAATATCTGATACTTTAAATCTAAAACATTGCTTTATACTCGCTCTCTTCTCTCTGTAAATTTCTAACAATTCTTTTAATGGTCTTATTTCTCTAGTCATTTTCGATCACTCCTTAGAATTTTAAGTTATTAAGTTTTGATAATTCAGTAGCGGTTAACTCTCTTACAGGTTCTTCTTTTCGCTCTTTTTTACTGTAGTCTACGTCATCAAATTCCACCACACCATCAAGTATGAATATCGATACTCCTCTATCTTTCGCCTGTTGAACTCTTTCCTCTCTAGTCATTATAGTTAATTTAGTCATCTCCTTTATAGGTTTCGGATTAATTATTTTCCATAAACTGATGTATTTCGTCAGCATTGAAATCTTTGAACATATGATACTGCTTTCTTGAAAGATCTCTCATACTGCTCTCGATAAATTTACACCATTCTATGATTAGATTGAAATCCAACTGCGTCTTGATTTCATACATTTGACTTAACATATTATAACTCATCATAAATCTTTCTTTTAATCTACCTGTTTTTACCACTTATATCACCTCTTGATCTGATATAAGTATAGCATAGAAATATAAAAAAGTCTACACTTTTTTTAACTTTTTTTAACTTTTTTTAACTTTTTTTAACTTTTTATGGATATTAACATTTTACTTGAATTATGTTAAACTTAATTTAAGTTTAAACAGGAGTGATATTATGAGTAAAGACAATAAGAAAAAGCAAGCTAGAAAATTATATGAAAGTCCTGATAACTCTCTATATACTTTAGAGGATGTAGCAGATCATTTAGACTGTTCTGTAAGTTGTATAAAAAAATATGCAGCTGAAGACAGTAGAAACGGTCATAAATGGAAAAAAGTACCTAGATTAAGAAATAGCAAGAAACAAAATGATAATAGTTTTGAAAAAGATGTGCTGAAGGGTAACCATAGACAGCCTGCCTCGTCTAACCATTCTGACGGTAAAGTAACTGTCAGAAAAACATACGTAGACGGCGAGGCTGTCAAGGACATTCTAGGGTTTAACCCCCTAGACGAGACTTTTAAAGCCCCCGATCTAACAGATAGAGAGAAAATGTTCTGTTATTTCTTTTTAGAAACTTTCAGTGTGAAAAATGCTGCTGTAAAAGCAGGTTATGCACCTAAAAATGCAGCTATAATGGGGGCTAGGGTTATGTCTAGACCAGCCGTCACCGCTGAAATTAACAGACTAAAAGAAATAATAGCTCACAATTGTTTTGTAAGCATAGACAGAATTATAAACAAACACGCATCTATAGCCTTCAGTGATCTATCAGATTACGTAGACTACGGACATAAATCAGAATTAGTAGAGGTCTATGATGAGGACGGTAATGTGGTAGACTATGAAGAGAAAAAAGTGGGGTATTTCAATATAAAACCGTTAGCAGAGGTAGACGGATCTATTATAAAAGAAGTTAAGCAAGGGAAATACGGTATGGAAATTAAATTAGAGGATAGACAGAAATCATTGGATTTCTTAGCTAACTTTATAGCCGTACCTAAAAAAATCGATCAGGATAAACTGGATATAGTTAAAGCCAAATTGAACTTAGATAAGGAGACTACTTTAGAAGAAATGCTTGAAATGGTAAGAAATTTATCAGACGACGGTATGGAGGAGTTTATCAATGGGTTACAAGAATAACTTACATAAATTAGCTGTATTTAGTAACAATTATCTAAAAGAGAGAAAACAGGCTAGAACTAGTTTCAAGCATTATATAATTTTCATGAAAAAACATACATATGAGATGTCGTGGTTTCATGAGGTTATAATAGATGAATTAAATGATTTTATATTAAATGACGTAAAAAAACTAATGTTGTTTGCACCTCCGCAACATGGTAAAAGCGAACTATCGTCGAGGCTGGCACCTAGTTTCATATTAGGTGTTAACCCATCCTTGAAATTAGCGATAGTTTGCTATGCCAAAACAATTGCAGAGGATTTCAGTAGTGATGTACAAGAGATAATAAGCTCGCAGAAGTATGGAGAACTTTTCCCTAACACAAAAATCGATGGTGTCAGAGGGGTAAAAAGAGGGACTCTAAAGAGAAACAATTATATAGTAAAAACTTCTGAGGGTGGTTATTTGATATCGGTAGGGGTGGGCGGTCCGCTAACCTCAAAATCGGTAGATATCGCTATTATAGATGATTTATACAAGTCAAAAGAGGACGCCTGGTCGTCACTCTACAGAAACAAAGTATGGAACTGGTATTTCTATGTTTTAGAAAGAAGATTACATAGAAACAGTAAAATACTGATTCTATACACCAGGTGGCATGAGGAAGATTTGGCCGGTAAGCTGTTAGCCAGAGAGCAGGAAAACTGGCGAAAAGTTGTTTTCGAGATACTGAAAACCGGTAAAATAACAGATAAAAGAGACGTTAGAGAAGTAGGGGAGGCCCTATGGCCTACTAAACACACAAAAGAGTCTGCTGAAAGATGGAAAAAACTTGACCCTATAAGCTTTGAGGGTCTGGGTCAACAAAATCCTAAACTCGAAAAAGGTAAGATGTATCCTCGGCATAAGGTATATGTTGAGTTGCCTGATTTTTCGGATTATCATCATATATACAAGGCCTATGGGGATACAGCCGATGAAGGGGCCGACTACCTGGCAACTGGATCTTACATAGAGTGTGATGGTTACTGTTATATAACAGAGATATTATACACTCAAGATCCTATGGAAGTTACAGAACCTTTAACAGCAGCTTTGTATGACAGGAATAATGTGAAACAGGCTTTGATAGAAAGCAATAATGGTGGTAAAGGTTTCGCTAGAGAGGTTAGAAGACATCTAAAAACCGACCATAGCAATAATGACTGTGCGGTCAATTGGTTTCATCAAAGCGATAATAAACAGGCTCGTATCTGGTCAAATGCTGCGAAAGTAATGAATCGTGTAATCTTTCCGGACGGTTGGAAAGACAAATATCCAGACGCTTACGCCAGTTTTGTGAACTTTATGAGGGTGGGAAAAAATGAACATGACGATTTTCAGGACTTTTTAACCGGTATAGTAGAGAATATAGAGACTATACCAGATGATGATATAGGGGTATATTTTGATAATGAAATGGTATAATATTACTTTATTTTTTCGAAAAAAGTCGCCCTCAGAGAAAACGATCTTGTTGTGCGTAAGGAGACGCCGGTATTGAAAGGTATTTAGATAGTAGATTTTACAAGTTCTTTCGAAGAGGCTTGCGCCGGTGGTTAACAATTGTTAGTTATTTGCATTCCTGGTGACTCAAGGAAATGGTTTTTAGATTATTATAACTGTTATTTAATGTATTCCAGCTAACTCAAGGAAATGGTTTAGATATATTTCAGGTACATTATTTTTATACATTTTCATTTCCTTGAGTCACCAGAAACGTAAATATACTATGTATATATTATTACAAAACCATTTCCTTGAGTCACCAGGAACACAAAGAAATAATTGTTAACCACATTGGTACTTACAGGTCCAGGATTTTAAGGATTTTTAGGGCAAAATATAAGGTTCAGACCCGGCGTCTCCTTACGCACAACAAGATCGTTTTCTCTGAGGGCGACTTTTTTCGAAAAAATAAATATATATTAAAATACAGTACTTTTGTAAGTGGGAGGTGATAAAGATTTTTAAAAAAATTAGAAAAGCAGTTTCGGAAGCTTTAAAAAAACCTTGGGGTATGGTCAGAACCTCTACTTATCAGCAGTATAGTGTGAACTTTGAAGCCTTTAAGAAAGAAGCATATAACAACCCTTTTTTCGCTGCACCCATCAATGAAATAGTAAGAACATTTAATGCAGCAGAAATAGGTGTCTATAGAAAGGTAAAGACATCTGAAGGTGGTACTAAACTAGAAAAGGTTGAGAATCACAAGGTCAACAAATGGTTAAAAAAACCTAATTCAGGTCTTACTCAATCGACTTTTCAGAAATACTACCTGGTATGGAAGTATATCCAAGGGGGATGTCTACTTTACAAGTCTCTAGGGGTAGAAACTAGACAATTGTATATATATTCACCTGATTCTTTTAAGATAAAAAGAGACACTAATAATTTTATGATAACAGGTATCAAAATAGGTGAGAATACCATCACTGATCCTGACGAGTTAGCTCAATATCATTTAGTAAGGGAATTTAACATCAATGATAAAATAGCGGGGCTAGACGAGAAGTTCGCGCCTGTTATATCTCCTCTAGCTAAAGTAGGTGATATGAGTAACTTTGGTTTTACCCACCAAAACTCACAACTTGCTAATTCAGGTAAAAGGGTAGGTATAGTAGAGTATAAGAAAAACCTAGGAGAGGCTAAAGCTGAGGAGTTAAACAGAAAGTTTAATGAATTAGGTAAAGGTGCGGATAACGCGGGTAACGTAGCTACAGTACATGGAGAGGATTTTAAGTTTACTCCTATGGATGTAACCCCTCAAGAAATGGACTGGTTATCTTCTATGAAATTTGTTAGGGAGTTAATAGCCTCTACGATAGGGGTTCCTGTGCAGCTAATATCTACGGAAGGTACTACTTATAACAATGTAAAAGAATTTAAGAAAAAACTGTATTCAGACATAACTGAGCCAGAATTAAAAGCATACAGCCAAGATATGACAGCATTTTTAGTTGATGACCTATCAGACGACGAATTTATCTGGTACGACTTATCAGGAGTAGAAGAATTGAAAACTAATGCAGCCGATATCGTAGAGCAGCTTAACAAGGCTTTAGAGGGTAAAGTGACTATTAACGAGTTCAGAAACATAGTAAACACACTGTTAGGAGAATCTATTCAGGTTAAGCTAGAACCTATCCCTGATAAACTAGCTGATCAGGTTTTAGTGTCTACGTCCTTGATGCCTTTATCTGATTTAGGTATATCACTAGGTACGGACGGTCCAACCGATGAAGATTAAAGGTAATCAATTGAAATTCGTTAAAAGAAGAGCAGCTAGAATAGTAGCTGCTAAGGACAGGGAATATAACAAATTACAAAAGAGACTAGAAAATGTGTATAAATTGTGGATAAACAAAGAGTTTGATCAAATAAATAAGATAACTATAAATTCATTTGCGTGGAAGCAGCTTGAAAAAGTTATTACAGATACAGTATTATCAGACTCCAGAATATTTGTTAGAAATACAATTAATTTTCTAAATTCTTACGAGGGCTACGGATTGACTCCACTACAGGTCGAAGTATTGACTACAAGGGTGTTAGGCAGAACTCAAGAAACTCTTAAAAAAGACGCTGCCAGGAATGTCAATACTATGAAAAAGAATATAGGTAAAGTGATAAATGCAGCAGGAGAGATAACTGAGGAGGAGCTGGCACAGCTGCTAAGAGATAAAATGATCAAACAGTCTGTGACTAGATCGAAAGCCTTGGCTTTTCCAGCAGCAGGATCTTTAAATAGTATATCTTACGACGCAACAGCTAAAAAAGCCCGTAGAGATATGAAGATATGGATCTATACTTTTTTAGCCAGAACGCCTCGACCCGGTCATTTAGCTTTAGATGGAGAGGCTATTAAACTGAATGAGAAATTTGATGTAAACGGTTATCAGGCGAGATATCCGCACGACGCCCAAAACTTACCTATCAGTGAACGGGCTAACTGTCATTGTGTAGTATATTACGCTTAGAATAAAAATGGAGGTATGTAAATTGAGTAAATTAACCAAAGACGAATTATTGTTAGAAAATGAAGAACTAAGTAAAAAGAATGAATTACTGAAAGCAGAAAAAGAAGGCTTAAAATCAGAGAATGAAAAGTACGCTGCTGAAAGAGAAGAATTAAAAAAAGAGAACACTGAACTAAAAGATAATATAGCTGAGTATGAAGATATAGAATCTATGTACGCAGCTTATAAGGAAGCTACTGATAAGAGGATAAAGGATCTGGAAGAACAAATAAAACCAGTAGAGGAAAAGACACAACTATCTTTTAACGATGTAGTGCAGCTGCTTCAGGACAGTGAAGAAAAAGAAGGGTTAGCATATACCAGACCTAATTGGCCTAAAAACAAGAAAGTTGTAAAGAGAAAAAGCAGGGTCATGATCATGGAGAACGGTAGATATTCATTCTTCAGCGACACTACTGGAGAGATTACTAAAAAAGATTGGGTTAAATGGGAGTCACCTAGAAAAAAATTAACTAAAAAATTAGCTGGTGTAGTAAAGACAGTAGAGGGGTAGTGATTTTAAATGCCGAAAAAAGTAGCTGATATATTCAGCAAATCATTCAATTTGATACACAAATCTGACTCTGATATATATGAATTCGAGGGAGTAGCCACAGAAGAAGGCACTGCGGATAAAGCAGGTGAGGTCTTCGCTATAGGTGCTTTCAATGATCAAATAGGCAAGACCGTAGTAGTACAAGTTATGCACAAAGGTATATCTACTATCATAGGATCAGGGGTATTAAGTAAAAACGGTAGCAGAGTGATGATTAAAGGTAAATTATACAAAGAAGTAGAAGCAGCAAAGGCGATAGCTTTAGCTAAATCAGACGGAGCACAATTTAATTTAAGTATAGGCGGTAAGCGGTTGGAATGGTCCTGGGTGACTGACGATGCTTCAGGTGCTACTTACTTAAAAACTGAAAAAGCAAGCATTAGAGAGGTAAGTTTTACAGGAGAAGATCAGCAAGCACATCCAGATGCAATAGTAACTAAAACAGACAAGGGAGAGGATAACATGGACAAAGCAATGGAAGAACTGTTAAAAGCGATATTAGAAGGTACTAAAAATACATCAGTTTCAATCGGGGATTTAGCTAAAAATCTAGAGTCAGCTGATTTAGATGAAGTAAAAAAATCTGTAGGTTCAGTAAAAGAGGACCTAACAAAAGTAAACCAACTGGTAGCAGATAGCGAAGAAAAATTTGCAAAAGTAGATGAGTTAAAAGAAGTAAAAGAAACTTTAGTTAAAATGGATGCAATAGTTAATAAATTGTCAGGACCTGCTAGGGGGGTTAACAATCTAGAGAAAACTATGGATGAGAGTGTGGAAGCTTTCAACAAGTATTTAAAAGCTGGTAAGTTACAGTACTTAAAAGCTGGAGAAGAGTTAAACGAATTCTCTGCGGACTATAAGAAAACTATCTCTACTGACACTGCTTCAGCAGGTTATTTAATTCCACAGATCTTAGAAAGAGAAATCCTAAAAGATCTTAAAGAAAACAACAGCTTCTTTGCGGATGCTAAAATGTATACAGGAAAAGGTAAGTCAATAGACATCCCTGTAAGAGATGCATGGACTAACACCGTACTAAATGCCACTGAAGGTAGTGGAGTTACAAATGGTGACATCACATGGTCGTTAATTACTTTAGAAGCTGGTATACTTCAGTCTCAAATTCCTATCACGGACGAAATCAGAGACGACGCAGCATTTGATGTAGCTGCGGAAGTTATGGAAGCTGTATCAGAAGATTTTAACGCTAAAATATCTGAAGATATCGTAAACGGTGTCGTAGCTGCTGATCAGAAGTTCGAAGGATTCACAACAAATGCTACATTAATAGCTAACGCTATAGAATCAGTAAATGCCGTAGGTGGAGGAACATTAGTTCTTACATACAATGATTTCGTTAACCTGGAAATAGCTCTTAAAAAACATGATAGAAAGAATGCAAAGTTTTATGTTTCTAGAGACGCTTATAGAGCTATGAAATTAATGCAAGACAACGAAGGTAGACCATTATGGCTGCAAGGTTTAACATCTTCTGCTCCGTCAACATTTATGGGTTATCCAGTAGAAGAGGTATTCAACATGGATGACTTATCTACAGCAGGTAACTACCCAGTATTATTTGCTAACTTCGGTAAAATGTACGGAATATTCGATAGAAAAGGTATCATGTCTGAAATTGATAGACAAGTAGCTAACAGAATCGATTTACACGTTACAAATGCTAGAATGGGGGGTAAAACTATCAGACCATGGGCAGGGGTTATGTTAGAAGCGAAAGCTTAATTATAAATTAGAACAGAGACCTTAGGTCTCTGTTCTTGAACGTGAGGTGCTAAATGAGTAACTTGTTACTTGACCCAGTTATACAAACTAAAATAGAAAGCCTTTTAGGTTATATACCCTCTGACGAGTGGTTAGATGTAGCCTGGAGTTTTCTAAAAAATATACTAGGTTACGATCCTTCTTTCGGAAGTAAATTAGACAAGAAATATGGAAACAATAGTGATGTATTATATCTAACCTCAAGACCGGTAAAAACTCTTAATTCTGTTACTATAAGTGAATCAGTGAAAGATATAAACGATTTTGACATTAAGGATGAGAGAGCTGTAGAGTATCTTACCTCTAAATTCTATAAAAATCCTGTATGCCAGTCGGTTTCTCTAATCGGATTAACTCCGCGTTATCGGACAGACAGGATTATTGTAGATTATGACGCAGGATATACAGCTGAAGAGTTTCCTGACGATATGTTATATGCAGTTATCCGAATGGTAACTAGCCTGACTCAGACTATCGACAAGGGTCACGTTGAGCAGTACAAAATAGATGAACTTAGTTACAAATTAAAATCAGATATGGTTTTTAAAAAAAGTATAGAAGATATGCTTTATAACTATATTTAAGGGGTGGTAGTATGGACGAATATATATTAGTTTTTAAGTTAGTTAATACAGTCACTGTATATACCCCAGGAACTACCGACCCTGATTACGGAAAAAAATCTAATTTTACTAACGCACCTGCGAAATGTAGGATATTTGGTAAAAGGGATAGACTGCAGATAACCGGTCCGAAGGTGGATTATGATTATAAGATTTATATGAAAACAGCACCTAGTGAAGATTCTAGAATTTATATCGGAGAGACAGCTGAGACAGATCCTGATAAGGTGAAAGCTGCTGCTATTAAGTTTATAAAACCGTTATTCGGTATCAGCGGGGCTATAGAAGGCTATAAGGTGCATATATAATGGGGCGAGATGTAGAAATGACTTTCGATAATCTAGGTATAATCCTAGATAACGTAGCCGACATACCTGATAAAGTAGAAATGGAGTCAGTCAGGGCTTTAGCTAGAGTTGTAAGAACAGCTTTAAAAGACGATATAATACCTGTCACCCCTATGTCACCACCTGATTCAGGCACTTCTGGAAATTTAAGAAGATCCGGTAAGGTTAGAGTCGAAAGAAACAATTATAAAGTAGATGGAATAATAAGCTTTGGTAACGCAGAGGTAAATTATGCCAGTTACGTCCATGAAATGCCTGACAGCACAAATTGGACGACACCCGGTACAGGTAACAAATATGTTGAAAAACCTCTGCGAATTCACAGTACCAAATACATGAAAATGATAGCAGATTGGTTAAGGAGGTCTTTGTAATGAATGTATATAAAGATACAAAAGATTATTTACTTTATTATCTAGGTAATCCTATAACCTTTGAGACATTCAGTACGTTCGAGGAATACAACTCATTCGGGCAGAATGATTCTGATATAGATTTTGTGATACAAATAGGCCGGCAACCAGACAAAGAGAACTCAGTAACATTGATACCTACCGCGGGATTAGGTACTGACGAGGGCCGGGGCGGTACTAAAAGGTCAGGTTTACAGATATTAGTAAATCATTCAGACTATGCTAAATGTCTAGATATTATAGAGCAAATAGATTTTATATTAGATAACACCAGAGGAGATAATTTAAAGGTAGTTAAACCTGATTCTAAAGTATACGGTTATAGATTAACTGGAAGCGCTATCGATTTAGGTGAGGATTCCAACGATAGAACTACTATGTCAGTAAATTATCTTATATATCAGAATAAATAAGGAGGCACAAATGAATGATAATAATGCAAGAAGAGCACAGGACATAGTAAAACTTTCTATAGCAGATTCAGTAGGAGGAACACTAGCGGCCGTAGTTCACTGGACAGATATTCAAAGAAACAGTAACAGAGGGAGTATTTCTGTTAGGGATGCCCAATCAGGCGGTTATGATGATAGTATAGCAGGAGATGAAAAAATTACTTATACTATTACATTAAATTATCAGGATGATAACGGAGCAGATGCCGGGGCTGACAACTTGATGGCTATTTCGCAGTCAGGGATTAAAACTGATTACGAATATATAAAAGAATTAGGTGCCGGCTTACCAGTAGAAACTGGAGAGGGTTTCATAACTCAAGCTACGGATTCTAACGGAGATCCTGTTTCAGAAAGTTATACGTTAGAGGTTAGATGTAAACCTACCTACAGGGTACAAGTTTAATAATTGAAAGCATGCGGAGGTGCGAATATTGAGTAAAGAAAAAATAAAAAATTTGGAAGAAATGCAGGATAAAATAACTAAAGAAAATGAAGCTATAATAAATTCAATAAAAAAAGACGTAAACGGAAACGTGTTAGTAACCTTAGCAGACGGAGACCATACTTTAGTTTATGATTACAATGCTATAGCTACGGCGGAAGAAATGTCAGGTCAGACTATATTTCAACTGATAGATAGGACAGAGAAGAATTCACTAGATTTCATAGCTATGAGACATTTATTAGCAGCTGGTTTGTGTCATGAGAGGATAGTTAAAGAAGAACCTGAGTATTCTATAGTAGAAATAAAGAAAATGTTAGTAGGGATAAATCCTTTTAAGGTTATGACCGCGGTAGGTTTAGCAGTGGGAAAGCTTATAACCCAATTCCTCACAGATACCCAGAATACAAAAACCCTAGAAATTCAAGACAAAAAATAGATTGGGGTAACTTGTTAATAAAGGCTTTCAGCCTTGGAATAACTGAAAAAGAATTCTGGTCGATGACTCCTTTTAAATTTTACTTACGTTCGAGAGGTTTCGAAGAGAAGGTAAGACTGGAATCAGCAGTTAATCTATTACTGGTAAACACAGTTAGAAGTCTAGGGAAAAATAACGCTCCTATACAGTTTGAAGAACTATTAGGGGTAATGACTTTGAAGGATATGAATTTTAAAACTAGAAAACATTTCTTTAAAGATGGTAAAACTGACTGGGAGGGTTGGCATAATTATGTAAAAACAGTAATAAATCCTTGGAAAGAAGGGAGGTAACCAATGGCAGAACAGGTAGGTACGTTAGAAGGTCGTATAAGATTACGTACCGACAGGTTACGGGATGATACCCGGAGAGCTTCTGGGATGTTCCGGAACTTAAGTAATTCAGGTAGAATGTCTGCTAGAAATATGTCAGCAGGTTTTAAGGCTGCCTTAGTAGCTATCACAGTAGCTTTAGTTAAACTAGGTAAAGAACTTATAGAAATAGCGAGCGATGCCGAGGAAACTAGAAACAAGTTTCTTACTGCGTTTAAAGGTATAGAGGATAAGGCCTTAGCGACAGCGAGGACGCTAGCACAAGCTTATAAAATGTCTAAACTGGAAGCCGAAAAGCTTTTAGCAGGCACCGGAGATCTGCTAAAAGGTTTCGGTTTTTCTTCTGAATCAGCCTTGCAATTATCTTTTCATGTACAGGCTTTAGCCGCTGACCTTGCGAGTTACAATAATCTACAAGGTGGAACGGCTAGAGCTAGTGAGATACTTACTAAAGCACTATTAGGGGAAAGAGACTCATTAGTAGCTTTAGGTGTTAAATTATCTGAAGCAGATGTAAAAGCTAAATTGTTAGAAATGGGTATGGATAAGTTAGAAGGTCAAGCACTATTAGCAGCGAAAGCCCAAGCTACTTATGCACTTGTTTTAGAACAAACTGGAGATGCACAAGGTGATATCGCCCGATCAGGTGAGTCTTACGCTAATCAGATGAAAGAATTTAAAGCTAATGTTAATGATTTAGCGGTGGCGTTAGGTAAAAATCTTTTACCTGTGGCAAATGCAGTAGTAAAAAGTTTTAACAATATGTTTCAGTTCTTTGAAGATAGACGAATAAACAGCTTACAGAGCAGGTTAGAAGCTTTAACGGAGCAACAAAGACGATGGAATCGTGAACTAATCGGATTTAAGCAGAAAGGTTTAGAACAATCGGTACAAATCGTTTTACGGAATTTAGACCGTGTAGGCACTGAATTAAAAGAAGTTCAGGATGAGTTAAAAGATGCTAAAAAAGATGCAGAGACTGTAGAGATAGAGCCTATAGAATTCGAGTTAGTAGCCAATGTGGATACCATAGTAAGTGATACGGAGGAATCTTTGAAAGATGCCTTCAAAGGATTTAGGCTAGAACCTGGTTTATTCGAAGGATTTAGAACAGGTTTCAAAGAGATCTTTGGTAAAACACCTGGCGAAGATATAGCGGAAGCTACTATAAGAGGTGTATCAGGTGCCGGAGGCGGTGGGTTCGCTGAAGCGGTAGGAGGTACTGAACCGTTGCGTGATTTCGTGCAGGTTGTAGAGCAGGTAAACGAAACTTCGCGTGATTTGGATTCTGAACTAAAAGAAGTCGAAGAATCTGCTAAAAAAGCTGCTGAAGCTAACTTCAGATACAGCGTGGCTACTTTCGGGGTAGAGGATGCTATAAAACAGTTTACTGGAGAAATTATAAACAGTTTACCCTTCGTTTCCGAGTTCACTACAGGCATGAAAGCGGCTAGGGACCGAGAAGCAGAGAGAGTAACTAAATTAGCTTTAGGTGCTGGATTAGGTGAAGAAGCTGCTGCAGAGAAAGGCGAAGAAGCTGCTAAATCACTGTCAGTGTTAAAAACCGTAGCCTCTGGAGCGGCCTCTGTTCTGTCCAACATGGTACAGAATTCTGTATCTTTCAGTAAGTTTATGGAGGATATATCACCTTCTTTAGAATCTATAACAGATATTATAGGTAACACCTTAACTCCAGTTTTCGGTATCTTAGAAATAACATTAGAAACATTCGCTCGTATCATAGGTTGGATAAATGACACCGTTTTAGTACCTGTAGGTAATATCTTCATAGACCTATTTAATGCAGTAGCGGATATCATAAAAACTATTACGTTCGGTGCAGTTAAAATAGGGAAATTAGACGCTTTCAGAACTACTGAAGAACTACGGGAACTTAGAGAAGAAACTAGCAAAACTACGGAAGCTATGTCAGGTTTAGGTAATATATCTGATGTAGGTCTAGCTGCTATCAGACAGTCTACTGTAACAGGTAGTTTAAGTAGTAGCCCTAGAAACAGGTTACCTGCAGGGGAACACCCTATGTTAGCTAAAAGAGGACCTAATCAGGTTATAGTACAAAATGTATCATTACCTAATGTACAAAACGGAGATCAATTTGTTAATCAATTGTTGAATAGAAGTGTGAATAAATTTGGAGTATTAGGAGGTTAGAAATGTCAGCTTTAGGTTATATTATAAGATCGTATGATCAGGAAAAACTGTATTTAACGGGTAAATTTACGACTGATGTTACAGACGTAGTACCTAATGTCGCCAGAACGGCCGGTAGAGTAGCTAGGAGGTCTGTTATAGACGGATCACCTACTATACATGTACTTGAATTTAGGCCGAGAGAAATTAAAGATTTTAAAAGAATCTATAATTACTTAAAATCTAAAGCCTGGGGTCCTGAGGAAATTTTCCTAGAATTCTATAACGGGGTAAGAACCTATTATCCTTTAATAGAGAGTGATCAGAATTTAGGCGGACTAGAAAATAGACAGAACTATAGATTAGTTTTAGAGGAGGTGTAAAGTGGGCAGACAAAAAGTGAACTGGTCAGCTAATGACAAAATTTTAATAGATGCTAGAGCAGATTTGTATGATATATTAACTGAACTTGGCGTTCAAGAAACCGGGGACGTATCTTTTGTTACTACGTCTGGTGCAGCTAACAGTTTAGTTAGAACCGGAGCCTCTGGCGAACTAGTGTTATTAGGCGCTAGTGTATCTAGGTATGCAGGTAACGCTGGCCAGGTATTTTTATCCAGACAGAGCGACGGTCTAAAAAATATAGGTATACGATGTAAAGCAGCGGAAAATACCCTAGACTTCGTTAATCAGAGTGGTGGAGGTTCTTTTACTTGGGGGGACGGAACTACTGATATAATGAGCTTAAACGGGTTAAACGGTAACCTAGGCATAAACGGCGGGCTTACCGCAGGCGGAGATTCTTTGATCAAAGTTACATCATCTAGTGCTTTTAAAGTGCAGAATGGCGCAGGCATTGACATTTTAAAAGTAGATACTACTAACGAGTTAATAAAGTTTAATAGAAAAACCGCTAGCAGCGACTTAACAGAGTTAACAATTTTTGCGGGATCTATAGATATAACCGGAGACTGGCATGTTATAGATACTCAAGATAATCTCGCCACTGATGAACTAGATACAATCAATGGCGGAGTTAATGGTCAGACTTTATACTTAACTCAGGTGTCACCTTCAAGAGTGACCACTTTTAAGAGTGGCACTGGAAACATGATACTTTCTGGAGGATCTGATTACACTCCTTCTGTAGAAAAAGAAATATTAACACTTAAATTCACTGGCTCAAACTGGTACGAAGTTAGTAGAGGAGTTTAAAACTAAAGGAGGGTATAATGGGTTTAAAGTTAAAAGATAAAGATGTTTTTATGCAGGACATAGAATATTGGAAGATAGATTATTTCGAATACGTAAAAGGAAAACTTAGAATCAAACTGGATGGTTATAAAAATAGAAAGTCTAGTATAGAAGGCGCAGAACCTAGCGATAAAGAGATTATAACTATCGCTTACGATAAAACTTCTGTAAGTTTTAAACAATTGTATAAAGCTGTTAAAAAGATAACTAAATTCACTACGGCAGAAGATGTAATAGAAGAAAAATGAGGGGGCCGGTATGCTATTTGATAAATATGAACAAAGGGTCCATCAGACGCGGTTAATAGTATACCGCGCTGATGGAACACTGGTTGAAATCACTGAATTTGTAAAAAACTGGTCAGTGGATTTAGGTAACACCGCAGGTTTAGGTAATACAGGGGCTGACGGAGTAGTACAGCAGCTAAATTTAGTTTTATATAATGATATTTACAATAGTTTAGCTCCTAAGGTTAAAAAAGGTGTCTTAGTTCCTGAAATGATTAGTTTTACAGGTGACGGCGGAAGCTCTTACCCTAATTATAAAACTGACATACTACCTAGAACAGTAGCTTTACAGGATATATATAAAACAGTAGCTTTTAATAGTTACTCTACTTTTTCTGATTTTTCAACCTTCGGTGAAGTTTTAGCAGAGGCTACGAACGACGCAGATTTTGATATAAGATTAAGCTCAGATAAATCTAACTTTTTAACTAGTAGACCTATCGATACAAGAGATACCGTTTTAGTGGGTTATTCGAGATGGGATATCACTCAGCTTAATAGTTGGAACTGGCATAATGGAGTTTACGAACCATTGTTAAAAGATGATGCTAAGATAGAATTTTATCTTAGTGTAGAGAATATAGGCGAAGATACTCAACTTATAGTTAGTGACGGTAGTTTACGTTACTCAGTGACGACTAGTGATAGTATTTTACCTAGAACTCCTGCAGTTATAGAGCATATAGCGGTAGATCCTTTAGAAAATAACACACATTTTCCGGATGTTTTATATGATGTAGATACTAATGAATGGGTTTTCACTTCTAACATAGACCCTGGAGAGAGCTACCTGATAGGTTTTTCCTCTTTTACTCAAGAACCTGAGTTACTTTTTTCAGGTTATTTAGGTGATGATATAAACTTATCTACTGATAACTTAGAAATAAGTATATCGTGCAGAGACAAGAGTAAAATATTGATGGAAACATATTTAGAGGGTGATGACTATGCTTTAAGAAGTTACCCTTCTGCTGATATAAACGTAGTTACTTTCATACAAAATAGTTTAGATGATACCTTAGGTACAGGTCTAGTGGTTTTCAAAAACCCTGACGGAATATCTTATGATATAAAGTTAGCTGCTGATATCTACATAGGTAGATCACTTCATGATATGATACAGCAGCAGATAAGTCTTAAAGGAGACTGGGCGGGTTACGAATACAATGAGACTACAAATGATTTTGAACTAACCGGTAGAATTATCCCCCGAGATAACACAGACACATCTTTTGAGATAGATTATTCTACTGACATGTATCTTATGAGTCAAAAGTATTCTTCTCTGACTAAGTACAATGTTATAAATGTTTTGTATTACGAAGATAATGGAACAGGTGAAGCAGAATTAAAAAGAGTAAAATATCCGGAAGATACTTCGGGTATAGTAGGAAGAATTAGGCCCGGGGTCGTACCAGCTGAGGAGACTATGGGTATAAATACCCCTGAGTTAGCTCTAGATATGGCACAAAAAATATGGAAAGATCTACAGAGGGTGAAAGACGGTACAAAAGTAGTGACGCCTTTGTTTTTTAAAAACCCGGATACAGGTGATAGATTAAGACTGTTTGATAGGTTTACTATTAATAATCCTTATATAACTGACGGAGCTGAATTTTATTCAATTAATTCTATCCGGTATTCTGGTAACAATGAGACTTTGGAATTTAACACTGAAATAGGGGCTGACGTAGATTCAGTAGTAGGAGGGATCTATAAATGGCAAGGTTCAGTTATAAGGCCAGGATCTTACAGACAAATAACAGCCCGGAAATTAAATAATATACAGAGGTTACCGAAAGTAACTAATCTTACAGTTACTTCTACAGGTTTAACAGCTCAGAATCTAGCCCCTAGGGCCTTCGCTGTACTTGAGTGGGAAAGACCTGACGGTGAATATCCATACGAGTATGGTTTAGAGGTCACAGAGACCTCTGATACGGAATATGCAGATGCTGAGTACTACAGCGTGAAGGCTAAAACGGTTTCTGGTGCTGAAGTTAGTAATAGAAAAGTAATTTTAGACCCTCAAAAAAGTTACATATGGCAGGTAACCGCTATTAGTATAGAAAATCTAAAAGGGGAGGTGAGCGATGAAGGCACAATCAGTCAAATTGGTGATAGTACTATACCTGACCCTCCTAGTAGCCTGTCAGTAATAGGCCTGAATGAAAGTTTACAAGTAGACTTCGATCCTGGGCCAGACGCAGACATATTAGGTTACGTAATATATGCTAGAAAAGATAATCCGCCTGTGCCAGATAGCTCTTTTGGCGCAAAAGATGGTACGTATGACAAAAGAAAGCAAACGGGGTCTTTAACTACGGTCTTATCAGGCCTAGGTACAGATCCTGGGGTTTACTATGTAGGGGTGTCTAGCTACGATACTAGTGGAAATGAAAGTATAATGACCTCTGCGGTTAGTATAGAGATATCACCAAAGTTAGTTTTAAGAACGCAGCAGCAGGTAGATAGCTGGTTAGCAGAAGTAGTAAGTGCTACCGCAGTAATTCCTGATTATGAAACAGCACACGTTTGGGCTGGAGATTATAATCTAGGATCTGCTGTCAGTAAACTGGATAACCCTATAAATATATCTAAAAAGAAGTTCAGACTGATAGGTATCGGGGATGTAAAATTTAACGTTTACAGCGAAAAAGCTGACTTAATAGTGATGAATTCTAATGATTTTATACTTGACAATATAGATGTAGATATGATAGATGTAGATGAACCTGTAATAAACGTAGTAACTGTCAAGGGTTATGATTCTTCCGTAGGACGTTACGAAATAAGAAACTGTAATATCTTTGGTACTAATAAACCTACAACCTTGTTTTCTCATGGCATAGACCCAGTGGATCTGACTAACAAAGATGTTAGAATAAAGAACTGTTATATTGACGGATCTGATGCAGCTGTATATATCTATAATACTTTTCGAAAAATAGTTATAGACAATTTGGATATAAATATGTATTCTAGTAAGTACATATCTATGCAATTTTTTGCGGCTAAATCTAAAAATCTAGATATAAAGAACTGTAGATTAACTAATGGGTATATCTGGATTAATGGCGCTGATAATACTCGTATAAACAATAACGATTTCGTTTATAATACAGACATATCCACCCTGTTTACAGAACTTATAAGAGTAGTCGGAGCAGATGTATTAGACAATTTCGAGGCTAGCGGTAATACCATTAGCTATGATCCAGGATCTATAACCAATGGATTAACGTTTATTAGTCCGTTCCAAGTAGGTACAGCAGTGACTATCACCAATAATAAGGTGAAAGGTTTGATTTTATCTAGTTACAATATTATAGAAAGATGGACGTATGATTCATTGTTAGGCGGGTCTGACGTAATAACCGTAGCAGGTACCACTGTAACTGGTGTAGGTACTACATTCTTAGCTACTTATAACATAGGAGATACTGTATTACTTACCACAGGTGGTGTAGCTCCTTACGCTACTAGGAAGGTTAGAAACATATTAAGTAATACTAATATAGAATTAGATTTCGCAGTTACTATAGCAGCTACTACAATGATATCTTTCAGCCCTGAATTGACAGTTAACAATAATTCAGTATCTAAGTATCAGGAGAACTAAAGGGGTGATGAACATATGAATGCGGAAATGATGCAAGCCCCTTTAGGTGCTTTAGGGATTTTTGCAGTAATGACTATAATAAAGCAATTGTTTGATTATTTTAAAAAGGATAAGGCATCTGACAATGCTATACTAGAGAAGGTGCTAGACGAAATATCTAAAAGCAATAAAAGCGAAAGTAAGTTAGTAGGTGAGCTGATGCGATCTAATGTAAACAATGTGAACGCTTTGTCCAGTAAGATAGACAAACTGGTGGGGACTATACAAGAAAATAACGTAGTTTTGGCCCAAATGGTGGTTAAAGAAGATCAAACTAAAACACTGCTAATGCAGGGTTTTGCTGATACTAAATCCAGCTTATTACATATTACAGAAAAATGGGATAAAAACATTTCAAAAATACATGACAGGTTAGATAATGTAGCTGAGAAAGACCGCTTCGATCAGGTTATTGAAAATATACAGTATATTAAGGTGGCTATGGAAGAATGCCGGGCTAACTCATTAGATAAAGTTAGTCAGGAGGATATAGACAGAATCGTTAAGGGTTAATAAGGGGGTTTCATATGTCATTCGAATTGGCTTTTCAGAAAACTATTATGGAGCATGAGGGCGGCTCTAAAGTAACAGATTATAAATACGACGGTCACATAACTAAGTATGGAATAACTCAATACTTGTTAGATAGTTATAAAATAAATAGATCTGTAAAAGATTTTACAAAACATGACGCTAAAAATTTTTATAAGGAATTTTTCTGGACTAAACTTAGATGTTATCGAATAATAAATTTTAACATAGCTTACTCCTTGTTTGACTTCGCGGTTAACCAAGGTCACAAAACAGCTGTGAAAAGAATTCAAGAATCTGTTAACGAGTTTAAGAAAAGAAATGTATTAAAAGTAGACGGCATTATAGGTCACAATACTGAAAAAGCTATAAACGATATAATAGATTATACTGGATTTTGTAAAATATATTCTAAATATAAGTTATATGAATACAATAAAGATTTAACTAATAGATTACTTAACAAAATAGATTCTATTATGTCTAATGACTTATTAAATAATAATGAAAAACAGGTTATGCTAGAAAAAAACACTAAAAAATGGTTTAATATACACATAGGTTGGATAAACAGGACCTACGACACTATATGCTGAAAGGAGGAATTGAAATGAAATTTAAAAAATTATTAAAAGGTGCCAGTACTGTATGGGAATTATCCAGAACTACTCTAGATAAAAAGAAAATAGTATCCTATGTAAAAGGAGTAAACCCTTTGTATGTACCTTTTGTGGAAAAGATTTTGAACGATGTAGATGAAAACAGCGACGGTAAATTGTCAATGATAGAAATAGCCAAATATTTAGTAGAAAAATTTAAAAAAGACTAGGAGGTTTTTCAATATGAGAGAATTTGACGTGTACGACCAGGGGGTTAACACTGATGATCCAGCCCCTTTAGATTATTCAGCTGTAAAAAAGAATCTAAAAAAACTATCTCTACAAAATTTTTCTAGTGATAAAACGTTCACAGTAGAGATAGTTTGCCATAACGGTGCTACTTTTACATGGAAGTGTACTGAGTCAGCAGGGTTAAATAGTAGAACTTACCCGGATATAGCTACTTTAACTATAAACAATAGTGGTGGTGCTGAGTATGGGTTCATACTAGAAGAATTAATTTAGCACTATAGAGCGTAGAAATTTACGCTCTATTTCAATTAAAAAGGAGGTTTTTATGGGTAATCCGTTTACAAGTCCTAACATAATACCGGTACCTGATCTTTATGACGCAGCGGTCAAAGGCGAGAATTTAACTATCTTTCCGAGTCCTTCAGGTGCTATAGGTATACCTAGTGCAGGTGATTTCGATCCTCAATCATTACCGTTCTCAGCCTGGTATAATATAGAAGAAGCGTCTACTGTAGATAATACCACTGATTTAGTAGTACAGGATTTTAGCGGAAAAGCTGACGGTCCTGCCACATTCCTGCAAGCTGATAAGCCTACATATGAGAATGACGGTCTAACTTTTAACGGTTCTAGTAACTGGGGTAGCTTACCCGCTAACTGTAAAGGAGCAGCGTTTTATATCGTATATGAAAATATAGGTAACGGATATGAGCCTTTCCTGTCAGCGAATGACACCGTGAATTTCAAACAGGTGGACGTGGCTAGAGGTAGTGCTACTGCCTTATCATTAGATGGTACCTGGTTTAACGATAATATACAAGGTCGTGGTCTTGTGTCCGGTGGGAAAATGTCCACTGTTGATAATGATCCTACTATAGCTACTTCAGGAGACTATGAAAGAACTGATAACGCAAAGTGGATGTATGCTGATTATAGCCTGGATGATTCACCAGCCTACAGTGACTATTTAGACTTTGGTGAGATAGGTCGTCGTTATGGAGGCGCTGGTGGGCAGTATTTTGAAGGTCATATAAAACAAATAATGATTTTTGAAAGACCCCTGACAGAAACAGAGCTAAGAAATTTAATGTGCTGGTACGAAGAACAAAGAAACTGGTTATCGGTATGTGTGTTAGGTAGCTCAGTAGCGGTCGGAGTAGCTACCACTAATGGTAATCAAAGTTGGGCATGGCATGCTTACGGTAATAAATCAGATGTTATTTACAGTAATATAGGTGATCCAGGTAAAGGTACCCAACATTGGATAGATAACGTAGATTTAGCTTTAGAAAGATATGTGCAAACTATTCATATGTCACTAGGTTTAGGGAATGACTCAGAAAATACAACTACTTATCTAGCAAATACTGCAATATTATTACAATTGTTAAGCAATAGAAAGGTAGTTTTATCTAATAATTATTGTAAAAGAGGCGCTGGAAATGATCAAAGAAGATTTGATACCAATAAAACCATGGATATAGATTTTAGTGATCAGTACTTAGTGGTCAATATGATGGGTCAGTGGGCTACTAACAGTGATGATTTTATAGCAGCTCTGAACAGTAATACTAACCCTACTTATGATGATGACGGTACTCACGGAAACGACAATGCTAATATACAAACAGGTAAAACTATAAGTGTAACACAGATTAAAAACTACCAGTACGGAATATTATCCGCTAGTAAGTTACCTAACTCTGTAGTAAATACATCTAGTTCTTTCTATAAACCTGACGCAACTACACTAAATCCACTATTGGTAACTACTAGAGATTTACCAGCTACGTGTACTGAGTTTAGACTAGCTTGTACAAGTGATTTAACCGGTAAAGTATTAGCTAGTTTTAATAATACAGGTTTAACATGGGAGATGTTTTTAGACGCGGATAATATAGTTAAGGTCACGGATGGTACCGACACTTTCAGTACTAGTATAACTAACTTAACTTTAGATAACAGAAATGTCTACTCTTTCAATCTCAATGACTGGAGGGCTTTAGATGTTTGGGTTAATGGAGTTAAAGAAATTACATTTGACTATACATCCCCTGGTAACAAAACGCTTTCAGGTAACAGTAACATAGTTTTGGGTGGTAAATACGGAGATAACTCCAATGACGCTGTAGACGTTTACGTAGATAACATAATATTACACGCTGCACCTAATGACCCTGATAGGTTAGCTGAATCAGGTGTAGATGGTTTTATAGTGGCTGCTTCTATGGACTTATATGTAACAGGTGACAATCTAGTTATCGATAACCTAGCACAAAACCCCGATAATATCGCAGTAATCAATGATAATAATATAACAATACAAAATCAAGTGTAGGAGGAGTTTATGAAAAAACTAATATTATTTTTACTGGTGTCACTAAATGTATTCGCTTACAATATTAATCAGTATGCACCGAAATCAGGTAGAATACTAAAAGAAGACAATACTATCGTGAATCAGGCTGATATAATGAGAAACATGGAGTATACCACTTTTAAGTTAAGGGTGGCTACTTTCCAAATACCTGGGTATTCTTGGATAGATAAATTTGGAAAAAATCCAGATTTAGACACCGCAGACCAGCCGGAAGAGATATGGGAACTAGGCGGCGAGTATCCTTGGGGCAATGACTTAGGTGAGACCTTATATGTGTCTAGTTCAGATGATTTAGATAATCAGGAAATAGAATTCTCTTGCTTAACGATTGACGGGAATGGGAATTGGAACAAAGAAACTTTTACGCAGGTGATAAATGGTCAAACAAAGACTGCTTTAATTCCGCCGTCTGGTAACCCTGTCGTAAGATGCAATCGTATGGAGAGTTTAGCTAATTTCGGTGATGACATTCTAGGAATAGTTTATGCTTATTACGACACTACGGTTAGCTCAGGTACGCCAGACGATATAACTAAAGTTTTATCTGCTATAGTTAATGGGTCTAACCAAACAAAACAATTAACTTACACGGTGCCTACAGGCTACGTAGGTTTTCTTATGCGGGGAGAGGCTGGGATAGGCCGAGGTTCTGGTACTGATCAGGTAGATATGGCGTACAAAAGTCGTAGATTTGGTAAGGTTTTTAAAAGCAAAAAAGATTTTACTCTTATGACCTCGGGTAATTCTACCTATAAGGACGAAAGAATGGTATGGGATCCAGTGCCGTCTAGAACAGATTTGTCTGTACAAAGCACTCTAGTAACTGGCAATAATATGACTTCGTGGGGCACGTTTGATATATTATTGATAGAAGAGGATTATTTATCGGATGCATTTTTAGCGATTATTGGACAAGTTAAAAGAGTTGACTGAAAAAGGACTCCATAGGAGTCCTTTTTATTTTATAAACCTCTTCCAGAAGAGTTACATTTACTGTCTTTTCTATCGTTTATTATTTCGGGGACGAATTCAGCTCGTATGAAACTTTTTATAACCAGCTGACACAATCTATCACCTTTTTCACATATTATAGAGTGATCTTTTACATTATGGATAAAAACTGAAATCTCGCCTGTATACCCTGGGTCTATAGGCGGATTACATACTACAATACCATCCAGCAGACAACCTGTTCTGGACCTTAGCTGACCTTCGAAACCATGGGGTATTTCTATAGAAATACCTAAAGGAACTACGTTTATACCGGGTTCTAAGATGATGTCCTCAGGTATAGGAATATCAGCCCCTACATCCATATCCTTGCTGTACACAGGGGTGTAAGATGATTCTTTAATCTTAGTTATTTTTATTTTCAAAATATCACCTCTTAAACTTTCGAAACTGTATGAAATGATCTTTTTCTCTGTTGCAGTTCAAAACCTAGAAGTTCCCATACCTTAGATTCTATTTTGTCTAAACATATTCTGATCCCTAATGCTTCATCATAATTAGCAGGGTCTACGCAGCTGGATGATTCTACTATTTCAAATCCATTTCTTAACCTAGCTTTTATTATAGTAGTTTTAGGGCCTGACTGTATTTTCTCCCAGCCAGCTATATTATCGATAATAGCATCTTTTGTGACTTTGTTAGGTATCTCAGTAACTTTTATGATAGCTACATCATTAGGTTTATGAATTAATTTCATATCTTCATTATAATTATCTAAATAATATTTCAATTTATTTTTAATAGAATGATTAAAATTAAATATAATTTCAGGAAGTGAATTACCTTTAATTAAAACTTGCACTTCCATATCAGAACCATTTTTCAGAATTTTTCCTACCTGTTTTTTAAAAATTTCTTTTCTCAATTTTCTGATTCTCCTTTTTATTATTTTTATCACCATATATAGCATCTGTTATTATCTTAGTAATAACTACTGCAGTTAAACATATAGTACATAGTATCGCGTATATTAACATATAACCCTTTATTTTAACTCTATGAGTAACCCCTGCCCATTAATAGTATAAGCAGTGTCGCAACTGAAACAGTAAAAATATGTTCCTTCTATCCCTAGATCTGTACCACATTTAGTGCATAAATCTTTTTTATTCATAAACACCTCTTTCATTGATATTTTATATATAAAATATTCACTATAGCCTTAGTTCGGTGCAAAACAGGTTCGTACAAAGTATCTAGTATACTCCTGTAATGCCCTTGTTTATGTTTAACTATCTCAGTATTAACAGTTGCATTACTAGATTCGTATGATTTCCAGTTTGATATAAAACTGAAGTAAACCCGGCTAATATCTTCGCTTAATAGTTTTCTTAATTCAAACATAGAAATAGCTGGTTTTCTATCTGTATTACCGTATATATAGCCAGCCAGTAAATTACAAAATAAAAGTATATCTACTTTAAGATTTTTATATTTTTCAATAACCGTTTTAAACCAGTTGTACCCGTGTGTTTCTTCCGGTTCTAGATAGACTACCTCTACTTTAAAACCATATTTTTCGTATCTTTCACGATCTCTGCTAACTCTATTCAATTTACCTGTATTTTCTACACCTTCATAAACTTCCACCAGCATTGAGTACCTCCTAAAACAGACCTGGAAACATTTTATCTAGATACTCGTCTGTATTTACTTTAGCTTTTTTAGATACTTTTATACCTAATCGCTTATACACCTTGCTTCTAGAATACCATTGACTTTTCAGTATTCCGTTATCGTAATCTACGTAATCGTAGACCGTAGCCACCTTACCCGGGTTAGCAGGGTCATACCTCATAACACGCCCTATTTCCTGTTCTATAGCTGCACCATCTTTATTCTTACCGGTGTCACCTCGCTTCGGAGTAATCAGGTATAATTGATTCAGGTTAGGTAGGTCCAAACCTTCCCTAGCCAGTTTAGTAGCTAGCAGTAAATCTATTTTGTTTTCAGCGAAGTCTTTTAATATAGAAGCTCTTTCTTTTTTATTTACTTTACCGTGAATGAATTCTATTCTAGCTGTTCTGTTCAGTACTTTTTCTAAAGTAGCTTTTATTTTTTCTCCGTATGCTACCCATTCCACTAATGCTAGTGATTTCTTACCTTTATAAGTATTTATTATATCATTCACTATGTATTCTAGTCTATCCTCGCAACTAGTCAGTAACTCAACTAGTTTATGCCAATCGGAACCGTCACCACCTATATCTACTGATTTAGTATCTTCGAAAGCTGTAGATTTCTTGAAAGGTGTGTATCTTACTTCTAGCTGAGGTATTACTAGTTTTTTAGTGTTATATAATATAGATCTGTCTATCTCAATCAGTTTAGGCCCGATACTGGCGTACATGATAGCCTGTAAACCATCCTTTCTGTCCGGTGTAGCGGTTAGACCTATTTTTCTAAAAGGTTTTAAACCGTTCAAAACTTTATCAAACATAGAAGACGGTACATGATGTGATTCATCTACTATAACTAAACCTACATCATTAAATTCTTTTAAAAGATCTGGATTTCTGACTAGAGTTTGTACCGTAGCTATAGTCAGGTTTCGGCCTAATTGTTTTTTACCGTCTCCTATAAAACCAGATGTAGTATTTAAACATTGTTCAGCTCTTTCCGCCGACTGGTACATTAAATCCTTAGTATGGGTTAACCACAGAGTTTTTACCCCCATTTTCTTTATGATGTTCATACCTATTATAGTTTTACCGCCTCCAGCTGGTACTACTATACAACCTGATTTTTCTAAACCTTTAGAAACGCAATCCTCCTGGTAATCCCTTAATTTAAACTTTTCATTCCATTTATATGTAACTCTAAAACCTGAATTTAACGAGTTTAAAACCTTATATAGTACATTAAGTTCTTCTAATGAGTTTAAAACGTCATTTAACTGACCTGTATCAAAAGTTAGATCTTTGTTTTCTGATAATTTAAACAGGTATAATATTTTAGGTGTACCGAAGGTTTTTAATTTTAATCTCTGTTTTTTTATATAAACTGGATTAGGTATCCAGAATTTTTTACAGCAGTGGGTTACCAGGTTTTTAGGAGCGTCTTTTACTATAAGTTTTTTACCTAACATAACATGGGTCATTTAATCACTCCTTAGTTTTTAATTCGTATAGAAATTCCTCAAACCGGCTTAAATCGTATAAACCATCTATCATATCAGCGAAAAAAACACATTTTAACTTAGGTATATCACTAAAATATAGATTAGACGTATTATTTTTCTTGCAATAATCTAATAAATCGTATAATCGTACTATTATAGCTGATTTATACATAAAAAATTCTATAGACACCAATCCGTAGCAGTCGGTGAATTTCTTTTCGAATTCTATAAGTGATTTCATTTGATGAGGTTTAATATTACGTATGTTAAAGTAATCAGCCGCAGTACTTTTAAGCTCATTAAAAACCCTAAAATCTTTAAAATCTATCCGCTCGTCTGCGGGTCTTTCCGCGCCAGTATCCACTAGATTAGCTCTGATTAGATTTATATTTGAGGCGGCCCAGCTTTTCGCCAGTACCGCCTCAAATTTTTTACCTATATTCATTTACTTAATTATTACACTCAGCATTTGAGCTTTTATTTGCTGAGCCTGGTTAACGATTTCCGCAGCTTTAGTTTCCTGTTCTGCTATATATTTTTTCAATAAAAGTTTATTCATATCAATATCATTTAATATATTACTAGCTTTGTTTTTTACTGTATCTAAATCTGTTTTTATTTGTACTATCTCAGCTGATTCTTTTTTAGTCTCACTAGCTATCAAAGCTTTTCTTTCGTCAGCATTTTTAGCTTTGATATCTCCTTTTGCTATTTTAACAGTGATATCTGTTTCCCTGTTCATCAGGTTGAATTTAGCTTGCGACATTTTTCTGTTAAGTATATCAGACTCACAGTTCAACTTGTTTAATTCTTCATAACATAATCTTATATCTCTTTCAAATGTTTGCATTTATATTTTCCTCCGTTTTTATTTTAAATTAAATTTTTTCTATAAGTTCAAATGATACCGCGTTCCAGTGGTTTTTTTCATATGACATAGCTACTGTAGAGATTCTAGTTAAAACTTCTTGAAGTCCTAGATCTTTATCTAAGTAAATAGATTTACTGTATTTACCGAAATTTTTCTTACTGCTTTTACTCATGTTAACAGCATATAGTTTACCCTCTGCAGTCATGAAAGTAATGATATATCTTTGTGCTATATCAGATTTATCGTATAACTGTCCAAACATCTCTACTGATCCATTAGCGGCTATTTCTTCGAACTGTTCCTCTGCTTCTTCTTGAGTCTTTTGTGATATTAATAATTTACCTTCTTCAGGAGTTTCTTCTTTCCCCCATAAAACAAATTGAGGTTCCCCTGAAACTATTACTGCATCTAACGAGTCATAAATCTTTTTATCGTCATCTGCTTCGTAAAATTGACCCTTAGAATTGATTTTTAAGTATGTTCCCATATCTACATAATCTAAATCAAATCCCTTGTTCTTTTCCTTAAAATCTTTCATTTTTGCTGCGTAATCGAAATTACTGATTACTGTTACCTCTTTTGCCGGTGATAAAGCCAAGTCCATTTTAGTTTCCTGTGTCATTAATAATCTCCTCCATTTTCTTTTTTGTATTCTTTTATTATTGAATTAAATTGTAACTGCTGTATTAAAGTAAAAAATTCCTGTTTAGGTTCAGTAACTTCTGCATCTTTTAAATCTAACTTTAAATCTATATTAGAATACAAATAAGTCAATTGTCTACTAATAAAAGCATCCTGATAACCGGCTTGCATCTTTTCTTTAAGTTTTCCTTTTAAACAATTTACGTTCTTATAAATATTTTCTAAAGTACCGTACTCGCTAAGAAGTTTTAAAGCTGTTTTTACTCCCACGCCTTTTACACCCGGTATTCCATCTGAAGCATCACCCATTAACCCGAAAAGGTCCGGTATAACTTCAGGGGTCACTCCTATGTAATTATATACCTCTTCATGATTAGATATTTTAATTACATTATCTTTTCTTAAAAGCAAAGCTGTAACACTGTTTTCTTCATTTATCAGTTGTAAAAGATCTTTATCACCTGTTACAATGAATTTTTCATAATCTTTATCTAGGACATTTGTAACTAAGGTAGCTATCACATCATCTGCCTCGTAACCTTCCGAAGTTAGATAAGGTACGTTAAGGTACTTCATCATTGTTTTTATGGTAGCTAACTGGTCTAAAAGTTCCTCAGGTGTTTCTTTTCTTCCAGATTTGTAATTTTCATATACATCTTTTCTTTTTAACCTAGCTTTCAGGTCAGATGCAGCTATCACGTAATCAGGGTTAACGTCTTTTAACATCTTTCTATACGTTTTTAAAAACCCGTAGATAGCCCCTGTCGGTATCCCTCCAGTTGTGGCCATCATCCTTAAAGGAAAATAACTACGATAAGCTATAGCGTTTACATCTAATATTAATATTTTTTTACTCAAGTTTTGCACCTCCACATGCTTTACGAGTATTCTTCTATAAGAGCTTTTCTTATAAATTGTTTTCTAATTTTAATATGTTTCCATTTTTCTTCACCCTCTTTTGTGTACTTTATTTCTTTCTTTTTCAAAAGAGAAGGTACTGTATGGTAACTTACTCCGAATATTTCAGCGATATTTTTTCTAGTTAAAATTTCATCATAATCTTTTAATATATCGTCTACTATTATTTCTACTTCTGTAAGCTCATTAACCTCACCTGTTACTAGTTTATTTTCTTCTATCACATTCTCCTCCATGGTATAATATCACCTCCTAAATATAGTACATATTATACCATATTTTCATAGTTTTGTATAGTTTTTTTAAGTTTTTTACAGTTTTATATATTCTAAAACTTTAGTCTTAATATTACCAGGTACTCCATGTTTTTTAAATATATAATTCACTACTTCTTCAGAAGTAAATATATCTGACATACTACCTAAAGTATCGTCCATGATCTGTTTTATATTTTCTTTTTTCTTTTCTATTAATTCTTTGTCGAAAGAATCTCTTAAATTTAAATTTATCCTTTCCAACATGTTTGTATTAGTTTCGTAAATACCTACCTCTACTTCTCTGCCCATATCGTCTTTAGCAGCGGTCAGCCGTATCAGTGCCCCAGGGTTATAGATAATAGTATTAGATTTCGAGGTAACTAAAAACTTATTATGGTTATGCCCTGTTATTATTAAATCGGCCTGAGATACTACATCTTTAGCCAAGGATGTATCAAACATTTCAACGTTTTCTGATATCATAGTATGCGTTAATATTATATTTCTTTGCATACCCATCAAATCCATATCGAAATTATTATTTCCGTAAGCGTTGAATTTAGTTACTACATCTTTAGAAATTACCTTATTTTTATTTATTATAACTTTTAAGTTAGGTACGAGTTTATCTAGTATAGCTAAACTTGTATTTTCGTAAGAATTCAATGAGTTACCTATCATATCATGATTACCTACTACAGTATATATAGTAGAGTCTGTCGGAAACATGTTCAGACATTTTTTAGCTAACAATAGTGTTTCGTTGGGTACTTTGGATTTGTCGAAAACATCACCTGTTAAAAATATAGTTTTTACTCTTTTTTCATCTAAAATCTCTGATACCTGTGTAAATTTTTCTATAAAAGTTTCTTTGATGTCATCTAATCTACTGACAGGGGTATTGATTCTGAAATGAATATCACCTATTATACCTATCTTCATTTTTTACCTCCGTCTTTGTTAGTGTTATGCTTCTAGAATTCTGCTCTCTTATAAGCCTGCACATAGTATCATCCGATAAAGTATTCAACAGGTCTTTAGATATTTCAGGATAGTCAGGAGTTAATTTCACTAAATAGTGGATATCTCTTTGTACAGTAGTTAAATCACGGCGATGTACACTGTATTTATCCTGTAAGTCGTAGTACTGTTTCTTATAAGTTTCTATATCTTTTTTTAACGGTAATCTACCTAAAAAATAAAAAACTAAAGCTATTAAAGCGTGAGTCAGTATCATGTTAATCATAAGAATCGCCTAAAAAATCATCGGGAACTATAATACGCAGATTATCTATCTCTTGTATTTTTTCTACTACTTTACACAACAGTTTAACCAGGTTTTTAACTGATTTTCTTTTATCTCTTTTTAATTTCTCTAAAACATAACTTATTTCCTGGTTCAATATAGTGTCAGATCGTAACGGAACTAACATTTCTAAGTATTCTTTTTTCTCTCGAACTAACCTCTCTCTTTCCTTATGTATTTTTTCAAATGTCATCTCTCAGAACCTCCTTAGATAAAAGGTTGACTGAGTCATCTTTTATCTCGAAAAATTCAAATCTAACGGTTTCTAGTTGACCTTCAAAACCTGATAAAGAAAGTTTTTCAGCTTCTTTTTTAGTATACAGTTTATTAAGAACTTCAGAATCTTTCTGCCAACCACCGAATGTTTTTCTATTTACTTTTTTAACAGCCAGTATATTTTTAATCATTTTTAATCCTCCATTCTCATAATATTTATTTTATTTGTTAATTTGTCGGTTCTGTAATCGTATTTTTTATGAGATATTAAAAGTATCTGTATATTTTTTTCTTCGGAAAATCTTTTTAAAAATTCTAAAAACCTGGTAGAGGCTTCTAGATCTACCATTTTCATAGTCTCGTCTAGTAATATGATCTTCTGTCTCTGTATATATACAGCAGATAGGTATAACAATAAACCTATGATAGTTATAATACCCCCTCCGTCTCCCTTGAAAGGATGTTTTAGGAGTAATTCATTTAAATAAAAGTCAGGTTCTATCTTACCCCTTTTCAAAACAAAGTCCATAGAGAACTTTAATTCTTTTTCGGGATAAGTGTATTTCAGGCCTGAATTAACTATATTTTCTAACATAAAAATCTCTTGTTTTTTATAGTTAGAGATTTCCAGTATAATTTTCTTGGCTTCTTCTAAACTGTCTAGTTCTAAGCTATCTTTTAAAATTACCCTAGCCAGAGACTTTACAGACCCTTTGATAGAGTTAATTCTGAAATCTCTCTGCATAATTATAGTATTAACTCTAGCTATGCAATCACATATCGACTTTTCTAAGTATTTCTTCTGATTCATCTAAATCACTCTCCAACTTAGTTAAAGAATCCTCTAAAAGCTTTTCCTGCTCCAAAATAACCTCATCTATATTATCGCCGGTTACATGTATGTTTTTAGCTGCTAGAAGGTCTATTATCTCCTCAGCTTCTATCTGCTTCTGCTTCTGTAATGTTTTGGCTTGGATGATCCTCTCGTTAATCTGATCCTTTCTTTTTAACAGCTGTTGTATCTTTTCTTCTGTCATTGTTAACCCCCTATTTGTTTTTTACACAAAGGACATGCCTGTCCTTTTAATTCATTGTCTATGTCAGATAATTCATCCGAATAACCTGATAGTTCATCCTCTGATGCATGGTACATATTTATTTTCTTTTTTAAATTTCTAAGTGTTTTCACACTATCATAGATATCGCTAGATGAATCAGTTATTTTAGTTACTTCTATATTGCAATGTAAAAGTTTTTCTTTGTATTCTTTAAGTTTTTCTAATGTAAAATATTCTGCTGTAGAATTAATTCTATGTAAAGTAAAATCATATTTATTCAGACTTTTCAACTGGTTTAACATAGATAAAGACTTGTATATGCTTTCACAGTCAGTAGACAATGAGTCTAGTAGTTTTATAGCATTTAGACTTATTTTTTCCTTATACCTGATAAGTTCTTTTAGTACAGATCGAATATCGTTAAGTTTAGCTACAGTGACTTTGCAGGTTAAATCTTTTATACTAGATAGAAATTTTATGTCTACAGACAGTCTATATAACCTGCTGAATATAGTAACGTCGTAATCTAGTTTATCAGGTATCACATGCTGTATTACTTTTAGATTTTTTAACAATAAATGCAAATTGTTTGATACTTCTAGTTCGCTTTTTATGATAGACCCGTCTAGGGTTATTTTCGATAAAGCGTCTAAATCATCTAATTTAGAATCTAACTTAACCTGATTACTATCTACAGAAGATTTGAGTGATGTTATATCTTTTGATATGTCGGATAAACCTTTCTCTATATTCTCTATATCAAATAACTCGTTTAGTATGTTTATCCTCTCTCCAGGTTTATCTGATAACAGATAAATACTATCAAACTGACTATACAAAACTAATTTTAAGTCTATTCTAATTAAATTTTCCAGAGGTTCTTTCGTGGTACCGACCTCTTTACCATCGAGATACACAAAATATTTAGTACCTTTGCAGTATCTTTCTACGGTAAACTTTTCAGTGATTATTTTTACAGAGCTTGAGTTCTCTCCGTCAGTGATAAAATTATTCTTACCGCCATGTATAAGCCAATGGATCGCATGGAAGATAGCTGATTTACCGGAACCGTTAGTTCCTGTTAGAACAGCTAAACTGCTAAATGATATATCTAAGTTTCTGTGACACATGTAATTTTTTATAAGTATCTTCATTTTTACTAATCACCTCCTAACAGTGAGTTATTTTAACATAAAAAAGACTGTTTGTCTACACTTTTTTTAACTTTTTTTAACTTTTTTTAACTTAACTACTCTTTCGTTTAGCAATTGTAAGTATACTTATTTTTTTTTTTTTTTATTTATTTTTTCATTCCCTTGAGTCAATAGAAATGTATTATATTAAGTATATATGAAATATATGATACATATAGTAAAAGTGTAAATAATTTATAAAAAGTTAAGAAAAGTGTTTCTGTCGTTGAGTACATGTTTTTTACCTTTTTTAATTTTTTACTTTTTAAAACTTTTTTTTCTGGAAAAACTGGTACACAGATTTTCGAAGTTTAAGAAAAGTTAACAAAAGTTATAAAAACTATTCGTAAAAAGTTAATAAAAGTGTAAAAATACAGTAAAAGTGTGTACCACCTATGTACCACCTATGTACCACTTAGCTTTAAAATGTACCAGTTTTGAGGGTAAATGTACCACTTATTAGACCGGTTTACTAAAAAACTGCGAGATCGTGAAAACGGGTGCGAACCCAACGACATTTTTGTTATATATGAAATATATGATAGAACCTTTACATAAATGGTGTTATAAATAACCAACTTCCATCACTTAATTTTTTTATCATACGGTCATATGTGTAATATGTAGTTTCTTCACACACAATAAAACCCAATTGATCTCGAGTATATACTTTAAATGAATCCATCATAACAGATAAGTCTTTGTTATGTTTGTAAACTAGATATTTTCTCTCTTCTGGCGATTTTTCTGGCTCTGTTTTTACATTTATGTAGATATCTATATTCTTTTTTACAATATTAAATATTTCTTTTTGTAATTCAAAACTAGTGATACCAGCACTGTTCAATTTATTCAATATAGTTTTGAACAGGTTGTAGGTGTACACTTTAGTTTTTAACTCATTAACTATAGTAGAACTGCTTTTCGCGTAGAATTTACTAATCTGTCCATAATCTTTTATGACAGCAGTAATGAATAAATTAGATATTTTAATATCTTCCTCTGTTAATAGTTCTGGATTCATACTACATAATCTATCAATATTAGAAACCTTTGTATACAAATATTTTTCACCCTGCAGTATAATACTATACCATCCGTTCAAATGTGATTTATTTTCTTTAACAGTTTCTAAACGTACTAACATTCCTGGTTTTAACTCGCCCGGCTCTTTAACTACTATATATTTTCTAATATAATCCTCAGAATCTTCTTCCGGTAAATCTTCTTCCGGTAAATCTTCTTCCGGTAAATCTTCTTCCGGTAAATCTTCTTCCGGAAGAAATAAACTACCGTGAATTACTGGAAATTCAAAAGTAAATCCGTCTTTCATTCTTAAACTAGCTACTGATCTATTTTCCGATAATATAACCTTTTCTACATCATCTAACCTATACTTTGTAGGTTTCTTTTTACGTTCCAGCAAAAGAAACGCGGCTAACCTTTCCATATTAGTCATTGTTACCCTCCTCTGATTTTTCATCCTTGCAGCTACAGTCAGAACACATACCCTCGTAGTATATAAACTCACTGTTAGGTATTATCTTTTTACATTTCTTACATAAACGCATAGTTTAACTCCTTCTGTATTTAAGTTTCGTCTTTTATTAGTTCTCCAGATCGTATTTTATATTCTATTATTTTATTTATATATGCCGTAACATAAGCTAATGCAAACATAGCTAAAGTTATGTTTAACCAGGGTATACATAAAAATACAGTCATTATACTTCTTCTTAATTTTTTTCTTTCTGTGATAGGATTAGCTTTTTTCAGGTTTCTGTTACCGTACTCCTCCTCTAAATATTCTGTTATTCTTCGAGTACAGATACCTGTAATTATTATATGAACTATAAACGTTAGCATAAGTTATATTCTCCTTACAAGTAATTTTTTAGATTTTCTATAGTTTCTGATACCTGTGAATCAGACAAACCGTAAACATTAACTAGCTCACTCATTATCCGGTCTGTCAATTCTCTTAGATCTACTTTTACTTCAGATCTATATATCACTTTTTCCTCTGCCTTTTCACCTCTAAGAATTCGTATCACCTGGTCAGGTTTTTCTACTATACTTTTTATAGTGTAAAGCTTATTATCATCACTTTCTAGTTCATCAGCTTGAAAAGTATGGTCTGTAGCTGGTGGGCATAAATATGAAGTTTTTACTTTACCGTAAACATTTACGCCTTCGAAACACTGTTTAATATAGTACCCATGATCGTCTCCTTCAAGTTCTTTTCTTTGTATGACTTTAACTATTTGACCTATCTCTACATAGACCTTTTCGTTTTTCTTGAATGAAAGTACATTACCTATCCTTGCCATATTCTTTTTAACCTCCTGTTTTTCTTTTAAGTTAGTTATAAATTCTGTAACCGCGTAAGCTCCTGTAATAGATCTGACTATCTTTAGATCAGACCTATCATATGTATTATTCCTGTCTAATACCTTAGATTTTATCTGGTAACCTGTTTTAGGGTTTTTGTCTAAATCAGCTATGATAGCGTAAATCTGCTTACCACAGTCACCTCTTAATTTTATGTAGTAGCCTTCTCGGCTGCTCTTTTTATATTTACCCTGTATCTCCACTATTTCGCCCTGATAAGGTGTTGTCATGATATCCTCCTATAAATCCAAAGTTTCCTGAAATGTGACATCTTCAGCATCTTCTACCCCGAGTTTACCGCCTTTAATAAAATACTGGTGGATCAGAGTGTTTATGCTTCTAGCACCTACAGTATTATTGTCATAGTTTTTAGTTATAAAATCTTTTACCGTTTCTATAACTTCAGTTTTGTTTACTTTACTGAATATTTTTAAGTAATCATTTAGTAAACTGCTATTATCTAAAATCTCACATAGATCTTTAAGCGATAGTTTTTCTGTATTGTAAATAAGACCTACTCGGCCTAAAAACTCAGTTTTAACTCCAAATTTTCTTAATTTATCTAAATTTATGTGCGGATCATTATTAAAAGCCCCTGCGAAAATAAACAGTGTTTTACTTATATCTATATCATTGTATTTACCGTAGTCTCCGAAAACCTGCGTGGTAGGTGCCTCTAAGAGTTTCAAAAACTCATTTTGCACTCCTGTGGTTACCTCATTAGCTAACTCCCCGTTGTTACCCGATATATAAAGTTTATCCCATTCATCTACGAATATGATCAGCGGCAATCCTGTATACTTTCCAGCTGAAGCTAAAACTTTACTCAAACTATTACCGGAAGTACCTTCCTTGGTTATTTGTGCTGCATTTATTTCTATATAAGGTAGTTTTTTAGCTGCACAACATTCTTTAGTTATATATATGTTTTACCTGACCCAGATGGTCCTGCTAGTACGAAATGAGGTCTTACCGCACCCTTACCAGCTTTAAAAATATCTAAAACCCTGTTTAATTCCTCTGTTAATTTTTCCTGCCCTATCACTGTTTTCATAAATTTTCTCCTTCAAAATTATTTTATAGTTTATTTAATCATATTCCTAATGTTTTCTTTTATGTCTTTAGCGCCTTCATCGTAAGCATTCAGTAGTATCTCAACTACATTTTTACCATTTAAAATCCTGTTTATAGCATGGTCTGAAAAATGTTTAGATAACTTTTTTCTTAGTTCCAGTAAGTTTATCACAGTAATTAAATTAGTATCTATCTCCCGCCAATGTTCCACATTACCAATCACCTGTATAGTAAGTTCTACCTCAGAGCCTGTAGAGTAGAACTCCCGGAATCCGTTACAATCACTGCTAGGAACATCACCTAGATTTTCGTCCTCAGAAAATCCTTTTACGATAGTAATTTCAGTTGATTCTTTCTCTAAAAGATTATACAAAGAACCTGAAATTTTAACTAAACTTTCCTGTTTCTCGTTCATTTCTTACCTCCTTCGTCTGACACACAAATATCTATTTCTTTTAGTGACTTGTCTATATACTCTAGTTTTTTAGTCACTTCTGTTTTCCACTTAATTATACGTCTCTTTCTCAGTTCAAAAGATTTTCGTACTGCCGGAATATATTTTCTTAATTCCGGCCTAATAAAATGGCGTATAGTTACTTTACCTAACAATTTGTAATTAGTTAGTTTTTCCTGCTACTCTTCTATCAGATCACCCTCTTCTTTTATCTGTTCAGCTAATTCGTATTCCTCGCACAAACAATGATCCATTATTAAATCTTATAGATCATCTAAAGCCTCGCTTAGCATAATTTTAAATTCTTTTTCGTTCATAAAAACCTCCTAACCCTGATAAGGTTTTATACTCACTTTATCCTGATTATCATTATTACCTACATTATTCAAAAGTCCTCTTTCAGGTCCTATATTTACAAAAGAAAATCCGTTAAGTTTACCTTTTATATAATATCCGTGTGTGTAAGTATCACCAGCCCATTTTACTGATATTTTAGTACCTACTTCTAGATTATTAGCTTCATTTTGTGTTAAATACATCTTAAAACCTCCTAGTTAAATTCTTCTAGACTATTTATTTCTACGTAGCCTTTCCTACGTAGTTTACTTTTATCTTCCTCTAAAAGTATATCTCCAGTTATGTCTTTACCTAACTCTAATATCTGTACTTTACCGCAAACAGTACATTTTTTAATCTTATATAGATGCAGGTATTTCATAGACTTAGATATTTCATTTTCTTTTACTATAAAAACCCTCATATCTTTGAAACTATGATCACAGAAAACTTTTTTCATAAAATTAATCATAGAATTCCTCCGTAGGTCTGTAGTATACCATTACACCGTTTTTTACATAGATTTTACTATTCACAGGTATTAATTCTTCTTTGATAGTTAATTCCGCTGATCCTTCATTACTCACTCCGTGTAAATTTAAAAGTCTTTGAGCTTGAAAAAGCTTATCTTTTTCGTAAGTAATTATATGCATATCATCGACTATCGTCAAATAAGCGTCCTCTAAAGTTAACTCCTCACCTAAACCCTCTAAGATAGTCGTTTTATCAAACATAATACTGTTAGCTATATTTTCAGCGTATGAGGTATACTGTTTCTTACTAGATTCTACGCTAAACTCACTGTATGTAAATTTATTTCTTTTTAATCTTTTTTCTAAAACCTTATCGTTAGTTTTTAAAAGAACTATTTTTATATCGTAAAATTCTCTAAGACAGTTCAACTGTTCGGCTAACAGATCGAAATGTATTTTAAAATCATAATTTTTATAACCTAAATCACAGTAAACTTTTTCTGACACAAAACTTCTATCTAATATAAACTGTGAATTTAAGCTTCTATTAACGTTTATTAAATGTAACCATGAAGTGTGATAAAAAAATACATCTGTATCATTACTGTCTTTAGGTAATCCATTCAATCTTAAAAGTGTGCTATGGGGGACATATTCCCTTAAATAGTTAGTTAATATAGATTTACCTGACCCCTGCGGACCTTCTACAATTATTAATTTAGGTTTAGCCATCTGCTTCCTCCAATTTTCTGTATTTAAATTCTCTGTAAATTACGCTGCTCTCTGTGATAGCTCTAAATCCAGTAACCTTTGTAGTATATTTAACAGATAAAATATCTTTAAAAACTCGTACAAGTATGTTAGTACCTGTTATTTTGTAAACTTTATTTTCCGGTAATTTTTTATAATCTTTTAATAACATATGTCCTCCTATTTTATATCGCAAGTAGCTAGCCCTTGCGATTCACAGCATTTGCAGCATATGTTTTTACAGAAATGTTCTTCTTCATGTAAAACTATATCTGCACTACAGTTTTGGCAATTAAATTCTCTCATTTAAATCAGCTCCTTAATCTTTATTACTCCCAGAGTATACCATAAAAGATAGTTTATGTCTACACTTTTTTTAACTTTTTTTAACTTTTTTTAACTTTTTTAACTTTTTATTTATTTATAAAATAAAAGCCTGATTATATCAGGCTTTTATCGTTACCAATCTCGGTCTTTCTCCGTTATCTTTTTGAACTCTTTTCTCTTTTAAATTATCTCGACCTAGCAGATATTTTATAAATGTACGCTGCTTTACAGCAGAATATTCTTCATTGTTACACCACTGTTTATATGCTACGAATAAGCTGGTTTTAGGTACTCCACCTTCTTTTTTAGTACCTTCTTGAATAAACCTTAATCCCTCAAATCCCAACCATTCGTAAACATTAGAATTGAATTCCTGAACTTTAGTTATATTATCTTTATAATTAGATAAGTAATAATTACTTAGATCACAAAAATTAAGTTTTATTAACTCCATCAAACCTTGCAGCATAAACCCTACCAAACTATCCGTATCATCTGAAAACATCTGTTCATAATCATGTGATGGTAGGTCAGGTCGTGCTATCTCCTCGCTTAAAGGGAAAACCGCCAGCCTTCTAGTTACCCCACCGTCGGCAGATATTTTTGGTATGTCGTTAGACATAGCTACATGTTTCGCTAAAGGTATTTCATATCTGTGATTTTCGAATTTAGCTTCTACCTTCCAACGTTCCCTAGATATAACCGACTTGAACGCCTCTGAGTTAATCCTGTCATCTAACTCAGTAGTTATATTTAACAGTGCTTTAGACAGACTACCTCCGCCAAACTTATCATCTAGAGATGATAAAGGAAACGCCGTTATCATAGAATTAGATCCTATGTCAAATATGTTACTGAGGCTTTTAGCTAAAGTAGATTTTCCCATACTACCTTTATATGAATACAAACATAGCATAATGGATGGACTGTAAGACGGTACTAAAAGATTACCGAAAAATATTTTTATGAATCTTAATGCGTCCTCGTCAAATTTAGTCTTAAACCAATCTAATATGATCGAATCCTCTTTTATCTTCATGATTTCAGGCCGGAAATTAGTCTGTAAACTGTATAAAGCCTTGTCATGAGAGTCAAAATCTTTAGTGAATGTAAAACTAGCATCTTTATTTATGTACATAGTACCATTTTTAAATACTATCGGTATCTTACTATGATAAGTTCTGTCTCTTATAATATCATAAGATAAATAATTATCGTAAGCGGAGTCATTCGCAAATATTCTTGAATATATATCAAAAGTATCTCTGAGTGTTTTAAAGTCCTCAGGTTTCAAAACCTTAGCCAATTTGTTTTTATAATAAGC